AAAATGAAATCAAATAATTTTATAGATTAAGTAAATGAATCATATAGTAATTTAGATACAGAATTAACAAATACAAATAATACTTATACTCAAATAGATAATACTATTATATTGGAAGCTTATATAGATAATGAAGGTAATTATGGTCATTATTGGCATGGAAGTATAAGTTCATTTAAATTATTTTATGTAAGTTAAAATAAATAATAAAAACCAGAGGAGAGCAATCTCCTCTGGAATAATTTTAGAATTTCCTCCTTTCAAATAGATATTATAAATATGAATAAAGAATATATAAAGTACCAGCAATGCTTTATCTTTATTCAGTCTATAAGAAAGGAGGTAGCGATAATGTTTAAAGTTTATCTACCAAATGGACATATTATCTATACAAACATTATCATTAGATTACGTAAGAAATAATCTATATTATAATGTTTATAATACAAATTGATAATAGTGAGGAGAGAAATTGATTTCTCTCCTCTTTTTATTTTTTAATTAATGATGAAAATGTATATCAATCATTAATTTCTGGATTATTAAAACTTTACTAACATTACAACAATATAATATAAAGATATATTTATAGAAAGGATAATATTATGATTGTTGATAAAAATGGATATAAACATGTAGAAATAGGAGATAAATATGGAAGACTTACTGTAATAGAAGAAGCTCCTATTCATAGAGAACCTAATGGACATACTGTTAAAATGTTTAAATGTAGATGTGAATGTGGAAATGAAACTATCGTAGCAGGTCATGCACTTACAAAAACTAATAGACCTACAATTAGCTGTGGATGTTATGCTAAAGACTATCCAGCTGGAACTACACATGGATTATCTAAAACAAAAGAATATATGCATTATATTGCTATGAAATCTAGATGTTATAATCCTAAAAATAAAGATTATAAGAATTATGGTGGAAGAGGAATTATAGTTTGTCAAAGATGGTTAGATGAAGAAGATGGATTTATGAATTTTTATTCAGATATGGCTCCAACATATGTAAATGGATGGACTTTAGATAGAATAGATCCTAATGGAAATTATACTCCAGAAAATTGTAGATGGGCTCCAAGAATTGTTCAAACTAATAATACAAGATCAAATGTAATGATTAATTATAATAATCATAATATGACTCTTACAGATTGGACTAGAGCTTTTGGAGTTAATACTAATACTGCAAGGGTAAGGATTCAAAGAGGATGGAATTTTGAAGAAGCAATGAGAGGAAGAGAAGATAATAGAAATCCTATTAATGCTATTTATTTTTTAGATGAATTCGGAAGGCCAATCTCTCAGGATCAAATTAAAGATTAAATATATATTATAAATGTGATGTGTATGATATTCATTTTTTATCATATGCATCACAATTTTATAATTAATAAGGAGAAATAATAAAAATGAAATCAAATAATTTTATAGATCAAGTAAATGAATCTTATTCAAATTTGGATTCTAAAGAAGCAATGCTTGGTAAAGGTCTAATTCAACCAAATACAGCTACTAATAGTGGATCAAGGAAGCTGATGCATTCAACCCATACTTCCCATCATCTTACATTATCACAAGCTCAGCCTCCTTATCTTGCTACTGGCTTTGAGAACCGTTTTGGTGAGAGATCTTCTTCTATTATAGATACAGGCACCTCCAATCTGGAGGTGCTTGCTAAGATCTCTAAGTTTTCTTATGCACCTAATCATCATTATTATCTCATAGTTAAAGATCTTAATACTCAAACTCTCGATGTATTAGAGAGAGTATCATATAAGTATCAGACTGAGTGTTATGGATTTCTCTATAATAATTCAACCTTGGATGCTTATTCTCTTCCTGGATCTATTATACCACCACATACTATTCTTCGTCGTTCTACTGGATTTGATGCTTATGGAAATAAAGCTGATGGATATAATGTAAATACTGCTTATATGGCTCTTGATCATAATATGGAAGATTCTGTAATTATCTCTGATACTTGCTCTCAAAAACTTTCTGCTCCTCTTATTCGTACAGTAGAAATTATCTTAAATGAGAATGATATTCCTCTTAATATTTATGGAGATGATTCTATTTATAAAGTATTTCCTGATATTGGAGAAGATGTTAAAGATGGAATACTTCTTGCTTATCGTAGGGAAAAGAGAGAAGAAGCAATCTATACACAATCTGTATCTCGTCTTCAGCAGATGATGATGTCTGATGATAAAATTACTATTAAAGGTAAAGTAATTGATATTCAGCTTTATTGTAATAATCCTGAATATATTTCTAAGTCTACATATAATCAGCAGTTTTATGCTTATTATAGAGATAGAATTAGAATGTGTACAGAGATTATGGATGCTGTAGGTCCTTATAAAGCACAAGGATATGAGCTTACATATAGATTGGATAAATTATATTCTAGAGCTGTTTCTGAAGTTAATGGTAAAAAATTCATGGAGAAGAAAATGTTCTCTAATATTAGAATTGAATTTACTGTTATGGAGAACAGACCATTAGGAGTTGGGGATAAAGTAGCAGATAGATATGGTGGAAAAGGCGTAATTTCTAAGATTGTTCCGAGTGAATTAATGCCTAAGATGGCTAATGGAATGCCTATAGAAATGATTAAGAATTCTTCTACTATGTATAATAGAGAGAATGCTGGACAGATTTTTGAATTAGAAATCAATTATATTTCTATGTGTATTCTTGATAGAATTAGATCTGGATATTATGGAGATGATATAGATGCTGCTATGGCAGATATAATGAAGTTTATTCAGTTACAGTCTCCTAAGCAGTATGAAGAAATGAATAGATATATTAAGTCTTTTGATATACAGAATATGATTTATTATTTAGAAAGTATGCTTCAGAAGACTTGTATTCCTATTTCTAATAACCCTATGAGTGAAACAATGGATATTGATAAACTTGGTAGATTATATGAAGCTTTTCCATGGATAAGCCAGTCTTATCTAATGGTTCCAATTGTAGATTCTAGAGGAAATTATAGATTTATAAAATCTAGAAGACCTATGATAGCAGCTCCTATATATTGTTTAAGACTTAAACAGTTTGCTGAAGAAAAATTCTCTGCTGCTAGCTTAAGTTCTACTAATATCAAAAATGAGAATGCTAAAAGTAAGGCTAGTAAGAATTATAGAGAGCCCAATTCTAATACTCCTATTAAGTTTGGTCAAATGGAATCTGGAGATTTTGACCATATGGGAACAGAGTATGTAGTAATTAACCTTTTACTTCATTCTTTATCTCCTCATGGAAGAAGATTAGTAGAAGAAGCTGCTACCGGAGATCCTTATAATGTTGATATTAAGTTGGATCATAAAGCAAAGAATAGATCTGCTGAAATTCTTAATACAAGATTAAAGGCTATGGGATATAGATTAGTCTTTAAGAAGATTAAGAAACATAAAAGATATGAATTTTTAGTACCGGCATTACAATTTTATGAAAGATCTCCAGAAGATCCAATTGAAGCAATTGAATTTATGCCAGAAGATTATGATTTTGATCATTGGTATAAGACTCTTCTTGAAATAGAAGATATTAAAGATAAGAGTGCCTTTATGAGGCAGGCATTATTATTTGAAGAACCATTGGATCATGTTCCAGATGGGGATTAATTTAAATAAGAGAGGGATAAAATTAATCCCTCTCTTTTATTTTTAATAAAATAGGAGATATAATTATGGATTTTGAATTATATGAAAAAATTCGAAATACTTCTTGTAAATTACATAAATTAATAGAAATAAAAAATTCTAATGAAATAATTGATATTAATAGAGATGAATATGTAATTACTCTTAAAGCAAATCTTTTTCTAAAACAATTTAATTCTTATTCTCAATTCAAAGAAAATTTCCTGAAAGTATTTAAAAATATTGATTGTTATAAAATTATAGATTTTATAGTTATAAATAATTTATATATGTCTATAGAAATTGCAAATATAATTGAAGAAGATGATTTTGAAGACTTAAAAAATGATGATAATAGTTTTTTAATTTTATCAGGGGTTATATTAATGGATTTAGATAAAGAAAAATCTATAATAAAAATTTCAACAGTAAAAGAGCAAGTTAAAAATCCATCCGATTTTATAAAATCTACATTGGGTTATAATATTAAGAAAACTTATATGATCACTATAGAATCATATAATGATCTTTATAATGTATCAATTGGAGAAGATATTAAAATTGAAAATATATAGATATTATAATTATGGAGGTGAAGATATGTATAAATTTAAAATAATTAAAAACTATTATCAAGAAGGAAACTTATATAAAAAAGATTATGTAGAAATTAAAGAAGGATTAACTATTTTAGTTGGTTGTAATGGTAGTGGAAAAACTACTATGATTAGACAGATGAAAGAACAATTAAGGGATGATAAAACTGTTGATATATTAGAATTTAATAATCTTACTCAAGGCGGAGATAATAAAATATCAGAATTTGTATTTTATGGTAAATATGAAGATGCAACTTTAAGATTATTATCTTCAGAAGGAGAAAATATCTATTATAATATTGGAGAAATTATAAGAAAAATAGGAAGAACTATTCACAAAAAAGAGAAAGAAAAATTATTTATCTTTCTTGATGCTATAGATTCTGGATTAAGTATAGATTATTGTGCAGAATTAATTGATGTAATTAAAGAAATAATTATTCCAGATGCAGAAGAGTCTGGAGTTAATATTTATATTATAGCATCTACTAATACTTATGAATTAGCTAGAGGAAATGAATGTTTAGATGTACAAAATTGTAAATATATAACATTCAGAGGATATGAATATTATAGAAAATTTATATTAAAATCAAGAGAATATAAAAACAAAAGAATAGAAAAGTACCATTAATATAAGAAAGGAGGAATATAATGAAAGATATTATGATTAGTAATATCTTAAATGATTTAAGATCTGGTAGTTTAAAATTAGCATACGATAATAAGCAGTATTTAAATGATTATGCTATGGCTTTATATAATAAAACTGGATTATCTCAAGATGAATTAAAAGATTTTAGAAATATAATTCTTATTTGTAATATTACTTATAATGATACAGATAAAGAATTGCTTCCAATTGAAGATGGAATTTATGATCTTCTTCTTGAAAAATATAAAAAATATGATCCTAATTTTCAAGTAGGAGCAGAAGTAATAAATTTTGCAGCTTCCACTTCTAATGGTGATGAAGTTATTAAACCTATGAGAGAAGCTTTTATTATTGAACCTATTCCTACTGAAGAGGAAAATCATTTCGTAAAATCTATTATTATTGATGAAACTAAATTTTTAGATTCTAGAGATTTCTATTCCAATAATAATCAAATTTCTACAGAATATATTACAAAGAGACTTCATGATACTTCTCATAATCATCCAGAATTGGTTGGTACTCTTGATAAATGCAAATTTGTATTAGAAAGGGATGCTATTACAAGAGGTGTTTATGAAGATTCTAATGTAAAAATTGTAGAAAGAGATTTTATTCAAGATCATATTAAAAGAGGAATTATCAATACTACTGATATATTTGATATGGTTCTTGAATTAAAATATGATGGTATTTCTGTAGAAGCAGATTGTACAGATGAAATAATTTCTGCAAGATCTAGAGGTGATACAGGAGTTGGAAAAGCATCTGATTTAACTCCTATTTTAAAAGGATATAAATTTCCACATAGGTCTCCTGGAAGTCCTATGATTGGAGTTAAATTTGAAGCAATCATAACTCAGTATGATTTACCATTCTTTAATAAAGCTAAAGGATATGAATATAAAAATTGTAGATCTGCTATTGTAGGATTATTAGCTTCTTCTGATGCTTGGAAATATCGAGATTTTATTACTCTTGTACCTTTAGCAGTAGAACAAGAAGTATACAATACTATTTGTAATTCTGATAGAGTACAGGAAATAGAATTTTTAAATAGAGAGTTTATTTCTAAAGGTTGTCCTTTAAGATATACAACAATAAGAGGAAATTATTTAGAGAATTTAGCATGGATAAATATGTTTACAGAAAATGCTGAATCTTCTAGGCCTTGGGTTCCATTTATGTATGATGGAATTGTTGTATCTTATAGAGATGAATCTATTAGACAAAAATTAGGAAGAGAGAATTATATTAATAAATATTCTATTGCAGTAAAATTTAATCCTTTAAGAAAAGAAACTATCTTTAGAGGATATACTTATACTGTAGGTCAGGATGGATCTATAACACCAATGATTCATTATGATCCTGTAGAATTTTATGGTACAATTCATCCTAAATCTTCTGGGCATTCTTATGCAAGATTTCAAGAATTAGATCTTCATTTAGGAGATATTTTATCTATTGAATATGTAAATGATGTTATGCCTTATGTATATAAACCATTTAATGATTTCAATTTAGAGAATGCAAAGAAAGTTCCTGCAGAAGTATTTCCTACTAAGTGTCCTATTTGTGGAGGACCTATTGAAATTTCTGATTCTGGAAAATCTGCAAAATGTATAAATCCTGATTGTGGTGGAAGACAATTAGCTAGAATGGTTAATATGTTTGCTAAATTAGGATTAGAAGGTTTTGGAGAAGCTACTGTAAATCAGTTAGGATATTATCATTTAAGAGATCTTCTTGAAGAAATGATTGAGCAAGGAGATGGAGCTGCTAGATTTATTCATAAAGGTTTTGGTCCTGTAGAAGCTATGAATATTGCTAATCAGCTTATTAAATTATTAAATGATCCAATTACAGATGCTAAACTTTTAGGTGCTATTGGATTTACAGGAATCTCTACTAAGACATGGGAGACCATTCTTGCTAAGATTAAATATTCTAAGCTTAGAGAATTATTTACTATGATAGATCCAGGTAAATATTATTACAAAAAAGCTATAGATTTTATGTCTTCTATTAAAGGAATAGGTCCTACTACTGCAGATACTATTGCTAGAGAATTTAAATATTTTTATAAGGATATAGATTATATGATTCAACATGGTCATGTAATAGAATATGTTCCAGTTAAAGGAAAATTAGTCAAACTTTCTGGTACAAGAGATAAGAATCTAGTAAAGTTTTTAACAGATCATGGATTTATTGTTGATTTTAATAGAACAATAACAAAAGAAGTGGATTATGTTGTAGTACCAGCTCCTGGTTTTACTAGTTATAAAACTCAAATGGCTGATAGTTATAATATTCCAGTAGTTCCTATGGAGGATATTATGAATAATGTAGAAAGGTATATGTAATATATGAAAATCATTATAGAAGATATTAGTTCAGGAATTAAAGTAACTTCCGAACCTAATATAACAAGTAGATTTGTTACAATATATAGAGAGCCTAATAATAAATTAGGATTATACGATAATAAATATTTACAAGCTTTACATGATCATTTTGCTAAAATAGGAAAGGAGAAATAATAATGATTGTTGATAATATTAAACAGAATAAATTCTTTGATAAACTCTTAATAGTAAGAGGTGAATCTAATCTTCAGTATATGATTGATCAGTTAAGAGAATGCTTAGAATCTGAATCTGTAATTCTTGATAAAGATGAGACTTTACAGCTTTTAGATATTTTTATCAGAATGATAACGCATGAAACCAGATATACAGAAAATAAAGAATTGTATCCTGTTTTTGTTATGATTGGACATATTAAAATCAATACAGAATCAGTAGATTATAAAAATACAATAGAATATATTAAGAATATCAATTCGGATACAAAAATCTTTTCTGATGATATTCTTAATAATATTATAAATAATATTGAGATTATATGTAAAGAATTTTTCATCTTTATTAATGAGCTTCTTGATACATTGACATTAATGTTTGAATCTATTGATACAAATAAAAATGTAAAATCTTATATTGGAATTTTAAGATCTAAAAATAATAAGAGATTCTCAGTCAATTATATGATCCCTCCAATGGGATTAAACCAGATGGTATATGTGATTCAATCTAATATTATATCAGGTTATGGTATAAATCAAGAATCATTAATGATTGTAGAAAAGAGTTTTAATGAAGATGAAAACTTTAAAAAATATATTGAAAGAGTTACTAAAAATCAAACTTTATAAACTTAAAAACAATAAAGTATTATAATATTGATACCCAACAAAAGGGTTGTCTTTTGTAACTATATATTTTATAACCGAAAGGAGAAAACGTATCATGGAAAAGAAATTTAAGGAGACAAATATTCCTGAGGATTTCAGCAAAGCATTAGCAAAACAGTCGATTCTTCTTGGAGCTCAGCATGCATACAGAATGGCAAATATTCTGTTTACTGGAGTTTCAAATTATCTTGCAAGTGTTAAAAATTATCAGATTCCGAAGGGAATCATTATTAGATCTCAGGGTAATGAATTTCTTGCTGGTGCAAAAGTAGAGTATTTTCCTAATGAAGCTGATCCTACAAATCTTTCTGCAGGTAGATGGGATTATACTTGGACCTGTTATGAAGAGGATATGAAAGGTGTAGATTGTGTAGAGACTGCAAGTAATACAGCAGTACTTATTTATTTCACATCTGCAGCACAGCAGCTTTATAGTGCAAAGTTCTCTGCAGTTGATGTTTGTATTACAGCAATGATTGTTATTCTTGAGATGATTATCAATTGGGTAAAAGATAATACTTCTCAGACTGATCCTGCAGTACTTGTTCTTGAGAATTGTTTCAAGGCAATTGGTAAGGTTGAGAATGGTAAAGTTGTAATGAGCATTATTCCTGATGGAGCAATGAAAGTTCTTATTAAGGATGATTCTGCTATTCAGGAAGCTTAATATAATATTAAATCAAGGGATGGATAATAAAATCCATCCCTTGTATTTCTATTAGAAATTTGTTAAAGAAAGGAACATAAGTATGCAATATCGCAGTGCTCCTATTGATGGAAAAGTAATGGATATAATAACTGAGGATGAATATTCTCAGAAATTTAAAATGTATTCAGAAAATCCATCTATTTGTTCTATGACAGCTCTTGAAACTAGTAAAGGAGATGAATCTTATTTATTACCTTTTAGAGGAAAGACTGATGATAGGCCTGGAGTATATCCAGATGGAAATTTATATTTTGTAAAATTTCCTGAATCTGAAGAAGAAGAAAAATCTTATAATAAGAAAAATATTGATATTGTAGATTTTTCTAATGTAGATAATATTAATGATTTTCTTGCCAAAAATGGTCAAGTTAGAGAAATGGAAAATTTATCTTTATCTGATTCAGATGAGATATTTATTCCTCCAATTTCTGGTAGGGAAACAGAAGCAATGAGGGCTTTTAAACAGGCTATTGCTGCTAAACATATGGATATTGATCGATATTCTTCAAGATTTGGAGAAAATTATCTTAATGATAAAAGAATTTTAAAAGGTGATGATATTACTTTAAATAAATTAGTTTCTATTTGTAATAAATTTGATATAGAAGCTAAACTTATTCTTAGTGATAAGCACCCTGATGTTGCAAATCCTATGGGTAGTAATATAGAAACAATTCTAACAGATAAATATGTTAGTGAGGAGGATTGAAAGTGGATCAAAACTTCTCTTATAATTATCAACAGATTCCTATGCCACAGAATCATAATCCTTATTCAGATTCAACTGGTTCTATGATGGTTTCTCCTAATGAGAGACCAAATGTTGATAAATTTATGTATGAATTCAATAAGAATAATCGTGAAGAATTTAATGATTATTGGTTCCAGAGAAATGATGATGATCTTATTGAAGGAATGAAACGTGTAATTTTATCTTGTCAAAGAGATAAATATTTTGTATTAAAAGTTTTAAATTTTGAAACTATTAAAGATTATAATGAGATTAATAGAACTTTATATGAATATTATTCTTCTAAAACTAAAAATGGTAAAAGAATAGATAATAATTATGAGTATATTAATCTTAGAGATTCAGACATTATGTTACTTAAAGTAATATATTATGTTAAACTCAATATTCCTGAGAATAAAATTAGAGTAGATTCTAAAACTGGAGAATTAGAAAAGAGTGAAGGTACAGTTGATGTACTTATTGCTCTTCCAAGATATGTAGATAAATATTATTTTAGAATTCTTGGAAATTATTATAATCCTATCTTTCAGATTGTAGATGGTAGTACTTATAATAATTCTACTTCTAATAGTAAAACTCAGACTATTACACTTAAAACACAATTTATGCCTATTAAGGTATATAAGGAATATTATGATCTTGTAGATATTTGTGATAAACAAGCTCATAGATGTGTTTTATTTGCAAGCTATGTATTTACTAAGAAAACTGATACAATTAAGTTTATTCTTGGTAGATATGGCTTTTATGGAACTCTTGAGATGCTTGGATTAGAAGGAATTTATATTCAAAAAGCTGAAGATAATAAACCTCTTGATCCAAATATTTTTTATAATTTTTCTGATAAACAGGGTAAAATTATTTTATCTGTAATTAAGAGGTTATTCGATAAAGATAATGTTACTCAGTCTTTCTGCTATACTATTCTTAAGAGTGTAAAGAAACTTGATAAATTTAATGAGATTTACAATCCAAGATATTGGAATAGAGTTCTTGGTGCAGATTTTCAGTCTGCTACTCTTGATAAAGGAATCCCGGTACTTGATTCTCTTGAAAGTATCTATGATCTTGAAATCAAGCAATCTATAAGATTACCAATGGAAGATAAAGAAGATACATATTGTATTCTTAGATGGATGATGAGAGAATTCTCTTACCTTAAGCAAAGAGATAATATTGATATCTCTACAAAGCATCCAAGAAAAGCAGATGAATATCTTCCTGCAATTTATGCAAAGAAAATTTCTACTGGTATTTATAGAATATCTGATAAAGGAAAAAATATTTCTTTTAAAGATGTAACAAGAGTAATAGATACAGCTCCAGATTATATTCTTAAGTCTATCAATTCTGCTAACTTAGTAGATTATGTAGATCTTGTAAATGATAATGATGCAGAACTTGCATTGTCATATACATATAAAGGAATATCTGGTCTTGGCGATCAGGGAAATGGTACAGCTGTACCTATTATCTATAGATCTGTTCATCCATCTCATTTAGGAAGAGTTGATCTTGATTCTTCTTCAGCATCGGATCCTGGATTGTCTGGAATTATTTGCCCTATGGCAAAAGTATATAATGGATCTTTTTCTGATTATGAAGAGCCTAATGGTTGGGAAGACTTTTATAAAGATACTTTATCTGAACTTAAAGACTTATATGGAATTACACAAGGATTTGAGCTTAAGAAAAAACTTGGTCTTTCTTATGACTATGTAAAAGATGATATGGTTCGAGAAACAATTGAAACATATCATAGATTAATGCCTCTTCTTATCGATCTTGAGGGGAAGAAAGATTACACTATTGGAGCAGTAATTGATACTGGAGAAACAGTAATTGTTCCATCAGATTCTAAAGATGGTACTGGGGAAATTACTACATCTTTTGAAGAAGAACAGGGATGACTTATTATTAATGAAAGGAGATTAATAATATGGCAACCCAAATTTTAAAAGATAAAGATTCTTATGTGTATTTTTTATATTCAGAACAGCAGTTTAAAGAAAGAACTGCTGTAGAAAAGAAATTATCTAGGATATTTACTCCTGGTACAGTAATTATTAATGGGAGAAAAAAGACTTTTACAGAAATGTCTAAGAAATCATCTAATAGATATCCTGATTGTAAAGTAATTGCAGAAGGATATAAAAATAAGATGGTATTTACTCCTGTATCTCATAGATAAGGGGGAGAAAGATGGCACATATATTTCATGTCATGTCAACTATTACGGGTCAAATAAATATTTTAAGTGATTATTACAATAATCCTTCTAAATCATCAATTAGAAAGTCTCCTTCTATTCCTGAATTTGTATATGCATCTATTGATAGATACATTGCAAGACATGAAGAAGTTATTTATGATAAGAATAAACCTATTGATATCAAAATTTGTATTCTTTCAGATACAGAAGATGTTTTTAATCCAATCTATGTTACAGTAGTTAACAATATTACAGAACCTATAATTGATAAAGTTTCTATTTATGTGAACCATAAAGATCAAACTGGAATTGGAATTGGCTATATTTTAGGAATTCCAAGACTTGCTTTTAGTAGGGATACAGATGCAGTTACTTCATCTGAATGCTTAAGAAAGATTTATTTTGGAATTTTATCTTTAGATTCTAATATGGAATATAAACCTAGTATTGGTATTCTTAGAGTTGCTAAAAGTAAGAAAATTGATATTAAAAGTTATGATATTCAAATGATTTATGCAGCTCTTTGTTTTATGAATATTGTTATGTGTAACTGGTTTGGTAAAGATAAAGATGTAGAAGAATTTACACTCTCATCTTTTGAATCTGAAGAAATGCCTGAAGAAATAAGAAATAAAGCAATTTCTATTTTAAACAAATTTGGTTCAAATGGTGTTGGAAATGTTAGAGACAGTATTGAAAAAGGTGAACTTATTAAAATGATTGTGGAAGATTAAAACGATTAATATTGGTAGAGTAGAATTTAACTACTCTACCAATATTATTATAATAATTATTTTTTGGTGATTATATGAATATAGAACAAAGTAAATCTTTTACAGGAATAAATCAATTTAGAAAAGATAAACCAATAATCGGTTTTATTTTTTCTGATGATACATGTCCTATTTGTGATGGTAAATTAAATTTATTAGTTAAAGATTTATTTAGTACTCCAATAGCAATAAGATATGAATGTAAATCTTGTGGATATAGATGTCCTATAAAATATAATATTGATGGACATATTTGTACAAAAACAGAATGTAAAGAACCAATACCAAGTCCTGTTTATGATAAAAGTATTTTTGAATTTAGACAGTCTTTTGGATAATAAATGGAGAGAAAATAAAAGTGAAAGAAATAATTTCTATAACAGAACTTTTGAATAGAATAAAATCTCAAAAAAGAAAAGTCGATGATATTAGTAAAAGATATTTAGATTCAGAAGAATCTAGAGCACTTATATCATTATATAATAAAAATAGAAATGAAACAATAAATGGTGCTAATATTATAGATACAGAAAATAATATTAAAAATCAGTTTTCTGATATTATATATAATATTATGCTTCTTAGAAATTTACTTATTATTAAAGAACAAGTAAATTCTTATTTTAGAATTACTGTTCCTGATATATTTAATCCTAATAAAGAAATTGAATTATCTATTGCACAAATTTTAATATTAAAATCTCCAATAATTAAAAATTATTATATAAAAATTGGAGAAAGATTAAGATCAGATCTTAATGATGCATATAAAGCATTAGAAGCATATTCTAGAACAGTATTAGATGAACAAAAGATAGCTACTTATGTATTAGCTAAATTAAATTCTATTCAACCAGGATATGTTGATCCTAATAATATAGAATTAGTAAAGAAAATGACTGGATATAATGAATATGCTAAGGAATATATAGATGCTAATAAAGTAGAATTATTAGATCCATTGGAATTAACTAAACTTGCTGAAGAAAAATATAATAATATTAATAATTTTTATGATAATATAGATACTAAATTATTAGAGTTTAATTCTACTACAAAGATTATAATAGATTTAGAATCTGGATATGGAGAATGGGAGAAAGCTTGATATTAGATTTTAGAATTATATTAAGTCATTAAAAATGTCAAAATAAGATTAGGTTCTTTCTTAATAATGCTATAAAGAACTGTGTAGAATCTTATTGGGATAAGTTATCCAAGCCAAAAACATGGGTTTGTAAAAGATATATTTTTCATAGTCGGTTTATAAATGTATATAGTTATAATTCTATGATAATAAGGTTAAGACATTTTCCGGTGGTTAATTGACTTAATATATTCTAAGATTTTAATATACGGGGTAGGGAGAAATCCCTACTCCATTTTAATTTAATTTTTGAATAGATATTATAATAATGAAGTATATATTGTATTTTATTTTAAGGAGGCAACTTAATGGTTGATTTAGTAAGAACAGATTATGAATATGAAAAAATGGTTTTAGAAAAAATCAAAGAAAAATATTTAAAATTAATTGGGGATGTTGGATTAGATAAATTTATTCCAATATTAAAAACTACTGTAAGCCAGCACTATAATTATGATGTATTTAGAGATTTATGTAGTTTTGTATTTTATGATGACACATTATATAGAAAAAATTCACATAAGTATATTGAAGTAGTAGATTTTTTAAATATAGAATCTACTATATATTTAGGAGAATGTTTTGTAGAAACGGTTAAATATATTTGGAATAATATTAAATTATGCAATAATATTATTGATAATGATAAATTTGATATTTATAAAGTATTTTGTAGAGTTTATCCTGATACAAATTTATCAAAAGCTGTTATATCAGCAACAAAAATTATTGCAAATTATTCTGATAAAGTGATTATTAGTAAAGAGTATAATACAGAATCTTGTTTAAATTTATTAATGATTAATAAATATTTATTAGGAAATACAGAATCTACTGTATATAAAGAAAAATATGATGAAATTGATCTTGAAAGATTTGCTAAAGATGAAAAATATAAAAATGATATTAATCAAAAAATCTTTGAAGAATCAAAAAAGAATTGTGAAGAATGGATAAAATATATTGATCTTATTAAAGATAAAAAATATAAAGATGCCAATGATTTAATTGTTAATAATTTTTAAAACTATTAATGGAGGAAATAATAATGAAAATTGATAAAGAAATGATTAGAAAGTGTATATTTAAAGAAAGTTTAAATGATAGAATTAATAATTATATTATTCCTTTACAGGAATTAAGTTCTACACTTGCTACTATGTTTATTGATTATTCAGACTTATTTAATATAACATTTAAAATGCTTGATGAAAAGTTAAGTTCTGTTTCTAAACCTAAATTCTCAATATCAGTATATCATTTTTATAAATGGAATGAAGATAAGATGAAATTATATAATGATATATATGAAGAAGAGAAAAAATCTAAAATAAAATATACTATACCTATTAGAGAAATTAAAATTAATTTCCTTTTATCTGGAGAAGAAATTATTAAATCTGTTAATGATTTTATTAAAGCTGTAAAAGATTGGAATCTTGAAACAGATGAAGGAAGATGGAAAAGAAATATAAAAGATTTAACTCCTTATGTAGAAAAAATGTTTAATGAACTTACATTCTTTAAACATGTTTTATATTCTGCTTTTCTTAAAGATGGATCATATGAATATCCACCTTCTAATAAAATTTCTACTATTAGAAATTATAAAACTTTATCCTCTTTATTATATGATTATATTGGAACCTTTAATGGACTTTATTCTGATATGATTACAATAGAGCATCTTATTCAAGATTCTGTTGATGTATTTTTAACAACAGATTTTAATGATTTTGATTTTATGAATAATTTATCCAAAGAAGATATAAATGAAATAATAAATAATGAAAATATTCAAGAAGAACCTACAGATGAAGATTTTTAATAATTAATAATATGAGGAGAGAAAAATCTCTCCTCATATTAATTTTTTATATTTTTAAAAACCTCATATTATAAATTGAAAAGGAGATTAATATGAGAACATATGATGTGACTTTTATTAATAAAAATACTGGAGAAAATATTGTTATTATTAGAGCAAATGCTAATGGAAAAGATAAAGCTATTATGAATGCTACTAAATCTTTTAAGCATACTCATAAAAATATTAATTTTGAAGATGTAGATATCTCTATTAAACAGGTTATTGTAGAGGATGAATATCTATGAAAATAACTTATTTTAGAATAAAAGGCTATATAAATATTCTTAATGGGATGGGATTAGATGAATTAATAATTCCATTTTTAAATTTTAAAAATAGAATTATATTGGTATCTGGAGAAAATGGTACTGGTAAATCTACAATTATAAAAGCACTTACTCCAAATCCAGATTCTTCTGATTCTTTTAGAACAGATGTATTTATTGATCAAAATGGAAATAGACAAATTATAGAATATCCTGGAGAAAAAGAGATTCATTATTTAGATTATGATGAATATGGAAATTCTATAGTGTATAAAATTCTTATTCAATCATTAGTAGATGAATCAAGAACAAGAAGAACTACAAAAGCTTTTATATCTAAAAATGATGAAGAAATGAATCCTAATGGAAATGTTTCTTCTTTTAAAGATATAAGGGATGATTTACTTGGAATAGATCCTGTATATTTAGATTTATCATTTGTATCTTCTGAACAAAGAGGAATTGTAGATATGATTCCATCTGAGAGAAGAAAATATATGGCTAATTATATTGGATCGCTTGATACTTATAATAATATTTTTAAGATTATTTCAAAGAAGGTTTCTAATCTTAAATCTTATATGAATACATTGAATAATAAGATTTATGAAATTGGAAATGAAAATGAATTAAGATTAAAACAAATTCAATTAGAAACACAATTAAAAGATTTTAATAATGAAAGAGATTCTATTATTAAAGAATTGTCTGAAGCTGAGACTACTGTAAAGATAATAGATCCAAATAATAAAATGCAGGATCTTTATCAGTCCATTTCTGATAGGTTGACGATAATTAATTTGGAAATGGAGAAAAATAAATCAGTTTTAGACAAGTTATACTTTAAATTAGGAATAACTCCTCAAAGTCAAGATTTAAAATCTCTTTATGATAAAACTCAAGAGAAGCTTTCTGAATATAATAAAAATTTAGAATCTAATAAAAATAAAATATCTAGTTTATTATCTATGAATCAGCTTACTTCTAATACTCTTGAGGATAATAGAAATAGATTATCAGCTTTAACAAGAGAAGAAGTTCAAATTAATATAGAAGAAGCTGTAGAACAGATAAAAGAAGAAGTTGAATTATATTCTTCATATCTTAAGAAAAGCGAAATTGAGATTCTTGAATTAGTATCTTTATCAGAATTAAAAGATTTAAAATCTGATCTTGATAAATTTTTATTAGATATTTCTATATTAGAAGATTCTTATTCAAATATTAATATTAAAGAAGCCATTGAATATTATTATGAAGAATCTTCTATAAAAGAAGATTTAATAAAAATGAATAAAGAAATTTCTAATTTATCTACTTTTATTATATCTACAGAAAAAGATCTTGAGAGATATAAAGAAGATTATGAAACTTTACAAAAATTTGGTTCTACAAGACCAAGTAGCTGTAAGATAGATTCTTGCCCTTATATTGTAAAATATATTAAGTTACAAGAAACAATAAAATCTAAAGAAGATATTAGTAATTTAGAAAAAGAATTAGAAGATAGTAGATTAAAAATAAAAGATCTATCTATAAGAATAGAAAATGCTAATATTATAATAGAAATTATTAGTAAATTAAAACCTATTCTTAGTATATCTAAAAAATCTATATTTACTAAAATTTCCAAATTATCTTTTATGATTGATATCAATAAAATTTTTACTAAAATTTTAAATCATAATAAGTTTCCAGAATTTTCTATTATAGATGATTTGATAGAAAAGAAATCCATTTATGATAACTTCTCTAAATTAAAACTTCAACTAAAAGAAATGGAATCGGATCTTAAAGTTTATAAATCAAATAAACTTATAAAAGATTCTCTTATTGAATCTATTTCTAAATTAGAAGAAGAGTATAATAAAAGAGAAGAAGAAATTAAATCTTTAAGTAAAGATTGTACTTTTTTAGAAAGAGTTATATCAGAGACTTCTACTACTATAGATAATTTACAGAAACTTATAGAATCAGAAGAAAAAATGGATAATCTTAATAAAGAAAAATCTGAATTAAGAGAAGAATTTAATTCTGTAAAAGATAAAATATCTTTAGTAAAAGAAAAAGTAGATTCTGTAAATAAATTAAAAGACCAATTAAATTATATAGAAGAACAAATTAAACCATTGAATGATTCTATAAATGTTATTTCTTATAATCTTACAAATATAGTAAGTTATCAGCAGGAATATAAAACTTCATCTGATCTTTATGATAAGATGGTATTTATTAGAAATGCTTGTTCTCCTGGAAATGGAATGGGGATTCAATCTGAATATATAAAAAGATATATGAGTGATATTATTATTGATTGTAATAGAATGCTTGCTTATATGTTTGGTGGAAATATTCAACTAGATGTTCCTATAATAAATGAAAAACAATTTTCTGTTCCATTTATTGGTCCTGGAGGAATGGGTGTACCAGATATATCCAATGGGTCAACTGCACAAAAATGTATGATAGGATTAGTATTCTCTTGTGTAGCTATGATGAAGAGTAGTTTGAAATATAATATTCCTAGATTTGATGAGATTGATGGTGGTCTTGATCAAGGAAATAGAATTACATTTATACAAGTTCTTAATAGTGTATTAGATATTATGAATTCTGAGCAATGTATTATTTGTTCGCATAATGTTGAATTTGACACACAAAGTACTAGTAAAATTATATGTTCATTTAAAGGAGTTCGATTTGAATAATAATAATAATGAAATAGCAGTCATTTTTAAAACTATAAAAATTAAAAATAATGATTATGATTCTTATTTTGATATTATAAAAAACAATGATTCAAAAGAATCTTTAAGTGAATTCTTTGAAAATGTACATAATAATACATTTTCAACTAAAGATGGTATTTATGTTGATAAATATGAAGGAGTTTGCTGGAAACAAAATGATATTAAAGATCTTCTTGAATTTCTTGGTATAAAATATTTTGAAGTTGAAAAAGAGATTTCTTAATGATCTTTAAGAAAGGTTTAGTTATATTTATAATAGATAATTATAATATCATTATAAGAAAAGGAAATAAAAAAGAACAATTATTTACTAGAAATAAAGAAGACATTTTTACAAGCTTAGAAGATTTTATTGAATGTAGTATTAATGATTATCTAACAATTTATAATAAGAAAGAGGATAGGTAAACCCTATCCTCTTTATTTTTTAAAATCTTGAAATATTAGTAGAATTCTTAATAATAACTCTTTTTGTAGTATTTAAATTATTATTTTTTGCAATTCTTCTATTTACATCTACACTATAATCATTTAATGCTAATTCAGAACTTGCAGGCATATTAGGAATAGGAGTATCAGTTCTCTTATCAACCCATTGGAAATATTTGGCACCACTTGCTTCATCATATACAATTACTTCTTCAATATTAGGATTATTATCATGAAGCATTAAATTTTCTTCTGGACTTAAGTTTGCTAAATAATTAGCCATTCCTTGATCTGTAACGTTAGATCCCATATCTGCTCTAATAACACCATCAAGTCCAGCTGTCATTTCCATAGTATTAGGTTGAGAATAAGGTGTCCCACCAACAGGAGCTGAAATATATGCATTATAAGCATCCATAAGAGCTTTTGTATCATCCCCTTGATCAATAGCTCTCATGTCTTTAAATCTACGATACTCCATATCATTAACAGATTTAATAGTATTATTAATTTCTTTTACAGCTGCTAATTTTGTATTAAGAAGACTACTCATACTTGCTAAAGTGGCATTAGTATAATGATATTTTCCTTTAAGATTTCTTTGAGATCTAATAAAATCAAGATCTTGTTTACAATCTCTAAGTAAGTCATCAGATTGAGCAATAATATTATATGCCATCTTATTAGTAGCAACATAAGAATCAGCATACACTGTATTTTCTACTACTTGTCTAGAATTAGTAGGATCAATAACTTCAGCATCATGTCCATCTTTAGTAGGATCTTTAGTAACAACTTTCTTTTTTCTTTTTGCTTTTTCTGTAACTACTCCAGTATTTCCAATAGGTACAATTTGAGCTCTTACATCTGTTCCAATAAGTTTAGAAAAATTAGCTCCAATAGAAAGTTTATCTTTTTCTTGTGCTGGAGGAATAGTTTCTGTTTGAACAGGTTTACCATCAGTAGTATATGCTTGACTCATATACATAGATGAATTATTTTGTCCATTATTATTTGGAGGAATTGGGAAATTAATAGAATCCATATTCTAATCTCCTTTTTGAAAATATATTATAATTATGAATAAATACTAGTTCTATTTAATTAATAAAAAGTATTGTAAATTAAATTTTATAGAATTTTTGACTTTAATATAATTTATATGAGGAGTTTAATATGGCAAAACAGAAGAGTTTCATTTTGAATAATGAACAATATAAGTTATTAATTCCTGGATATCCAGAAGGTTCAGATATTACAATTATAAATACTGCTTATATACCAAGAAAGAAAGTAGAATCTGATAATAGTAAATATCCTAAATATGAAAAGGATTATATTGCTATTTTATTTAGAGATAATAAAACTGAAGAAAAGCATGTTCATATAATATATGAGCCAGTATATACTTTTTATAAATTAAAAGATGATATAATTCCTACAGATTATGTGTTATTCTTTATTCCTAAAGAAGATGTAAAGCCTTATACTTGTAAATATTCTAATATTTTACAAGCAATAGCAGAAGCTACAGATATGATAGATTATTATCAGTATAATGTAGCAAATGAAATGTATAAGGAAAATAAAAAACTTCATACTTTACCATCTATATTTATGTCAGATATGAATATAGAGAATTACTATAGATTTTTATTTGGATTATCTTATCCTAATAATATATTTAAATTAGCTAAAGGATTTCTTGATATAGAAACCGATGGTAGATATGCAATAAAAGATTTTCCTGATCCTGGAGAAGTTCCTATTAATGCAATAGCTTATTGTGATGAAGCAAATAATACAACTTATCAATTTATATTTGATGATCCAAGAAATCCAGCATTGCAAGATTATAAGAGACAATTTGCTAGAAAAGATATTATATCTGAATTAAAGCAGTTTGTAATTAATGCTGTTGGAGGATATAAAAAAGCAGTAAAGTTTGGTGTAGATAATATGGAGTATAAACTCTTATTCTTTAAAGATGAATTAGAGATGCTTCAAAAAATATTTGAAGTTATTAATATTACAAGGCCAGACTTCATAAATGTTTGGAATATGTCATTTGACTTAACTTATATAATGGCTAGAATATATGAGTTAGGAGGAGATGCTGGAGAGATTATTTGTGATCCAAGTATAAAGCCAGTATTTTTAAGATATTATGTAGATGAAAGAAATAAAAATAATTTTGAAGAGAGAGGAGATTTTGTAAATATATCTTCATATAGTGTATGGTCTGATCAAATGATTACATTTGCATCTAGAAGAAAAGGAAGAGGAGCATATCCTAGTTTTGCATTGAATGCTATCGGAGAAGATGTAGCAAATGTTAAGAAATTAGATTATTCTAATATCACTAGAGATATCAATATGCTTCCTTATATAGATTTTAAAACTTTTAGTTTTTATAATGTAATGGATGTAATTGTGCAAAAATGTATAGAAAAAATTACAGCAGACTGTGATTATATATTTACAAAATGTCTTGTTAATAATACTTCTTATTCAAAATGTCATAGACAAAGTGTATATTTAGCAAATAGATTTGCTAAAGATTTTTATGAGTATGGATATATTATAGGAAATAATAAGAATATATATAATGAAAAGCCTAATACAAAATTCACTGGAGCTCAAGTCGGAGATCCTACACATAATAATCCAGATATTACATATCATATTAATGGTAAACCTACTATGTTAATAGAAAATAGTGTAGACTTCGATTATTCTTCACTTTATCCTTCAATAGTTCTTGAAAATAATATGGCTCCAAATACTCAATATGGTAGAATTATAATAGAAGATGAATCAGATCCTTCTAGAAGATATTCTCGTAATGAGCATCAAGATATGTTTAGTAATGATGATGAAGAAGCTAAATATTCTAGAGGTGGAGAATTCTTGGATAATTTAATGACTTCTAATATTTTAGAATTTGGTTGGAGATGGATGGGCCTTGGTGATATATATGATGTAGAATCAGATATTAGGGAATTCTATAATTTTAATTCATATAATGGACCCTCTATAGATTCTAATCTTAATGATGCGATTTATTTTGTTAAAGATAAATTAACTCCAGCTTTAATAGAAAATATATATTCTGGTAAAGAAGGATTAATATTTGATATGGCTCTTGATGAATCAACAGCTAAATCTCTTATAGAAGAGATTAAGAAAGGAGCTATATTATAATGAATGATTATATAGAATTCTGTAAATATGTAATTCCTATTGTATCAGGATGTGCAGGATTTATAAGAACTACTGGTTATGTATCTCATATTCCAGGATATATTGTAATGATGTCTGATGATGAATCTTTTATTAATATAGTAAAAATTCCTATTATATTTAATATAGTAATTTCTGCAAAAATTAATGATCTTCTTAAAATTAAAACTGAAGAATCTATGATGAATTTAATGCAGAATATATATTATTTAGGAAATAATATTAAATATAATAATATGATGAATTATTTAAAGATCTATACTAATATTGATAATTATTCTAATTGTATTTATTCAGAAGATGATTGCTATAATATTCCTGGATTTGATATAAAAAGTAAAGATACAAATATTGGATATATTAATGTCAGTAATGGAATAAGAAATTTTATGATTCCTGCTGGAAAGAGTATAACCAATTTAAATAAATCTGATAAAGTAAGTTTAAAAATTTATGATTATATAAACAATAGATCTGATGAAAGAATAAAGACTATCAGATATTCTATGTATAAAAATAAATTTAAACTTATATCAGATATATTTGCTAATATTATTATAGTATAAATATAAGAGAGGAAGAAATTCCTCTCTTTATTTTTTTTTTAATAAATTTTTAATTATATATTATAATATTGAAACTATAATAGGTATTATTTAAAAGGAGAATTATTATGATTTATTATGTTAATAATGAAAAACTCATTTATGGTGAAGAATTAATAAATGAACAATTAGTTTATGGAGAGAGAATAAAAAAGAAAATAGCATATTGTATATTTTCTGATGCTCAAAGTGGTAGAAATTTTGAATATGATCCATATATTAAAGTATATAATGCTATGAATCAGAATGATGCTACAGAAGTTATAAGAGTTTCTATGAAAACCGGTTCTCCTTTGCCTACAGAGCATAAAAATAGTGGTAAGGATAAAGGAAAGAAAAGACTTAAATTTACAAAAGAAGTAGCAGAATTTCTTCAAAATGCTATGTTAAAATATTCTAATTTATATAATGATTATCTTGATTATATAAAAACAGTATATGATGGTATTTATTTTGATATTATGAGAGTATGTGGATCTTGTATTAAGTATCCTATTCCTAATTTTATGGAGAATATAGAAAAATGATAGATTTTTATGAATGGACTGATATGCTTTATAGTAATCTTGGATTTGAAGAAGACAATAATGATAATACATTTATTATATTTTCTTGTGTATCTATGTATAAAAACACTTATGCATTTGGATTAAATTTACCAAATAAAAATAAATGCTTTTATATATCTATGACATCACCAAAAATTCTTGCATCATATAAAAATCAAAATATAGATAAAGAAGATGTAGATAAATTAGTCAATAAATTAAATACAACAAATATATGGAAAACTATAATTTTATATATGTATAAATGTATAGAAAAAGAGAATTTTACAAAAGAAGATGCCAGTATAGAATTTGAAAAAATTCCATCTAATCCACCAGATTATAGCAAATTAGCTTAAATATAATTTTAATAAAGAGAAGATTAATTCTTCTCTTTATTTTTTTTTTGCTATTTCATCACTCCGAAAACATCACTATAATCTAATCTATATAAGGAGATTAATACTTATGGCTGATAATGCAAATCAGAGAAAAATAGATAAATCTCTTGATTTACTCAGACAGAGAGTAAATGATTTATATAATAATACATATTATTCAAATGACAATTCTGAGGAATTTAAAACTCAGGTTACAGATAAATTAGATGATGCTATTAGAAAATCTACTCAGCAAGATGAAGAATTTAAAAATATTTCTAATACATCCAAACTTTTTAGAAAGCTTTTAAAAAATACAACCTCTTCTAATTCAGCACAAGCTAAATTAGATAAAGCTTTTGGAAAAGGTGGAGATGATGATATCTCATCTCTTTTTCAATCTTCTGATCTAATAGCTTCTATGATGGAATCCTATTCTAAAACTAAATGGATTACTGAATTAGATAATGAGTTTGATCTTATTTGTAAATATATGACTAAACTTCAAGCTGCTCTTGATATTAAGAGAGATGCAGTATTATGTTCAGATTCTTATACTAAAGAATTTCTTGAAGTTCATGCGAAAGGAGAGAATCCTCAATCCGATAGAAATGCTGCTATTCAAAATAATATTGCAGAAATGATTAAAAAATATGATCTCTCTAATAAAGCAGAAACTTGGTATGAAGATACTTCTAAATATGGTGAAGAATTTGTATATTGTGTTCCTTATTCTACTGCATTAGAGCAGTTATTAAGAAGAAAACAAAGTACATCTTATTCTATTACAGAATCTGTTACAAAAAAAGAGTTTAATAAAGAATTAAAGAAACTTCCAGTAACTGTTACTATGGAAGCTGGGGATAATAATGAGCCTATAATCAAAATTAATTTTGATAAATCTAAAGTATTAAAAGAAGCAGTAGAAAATAATCTTTATTTACAAAAAGCTGCCGGCAATGATCTTCTTAAAGGATTATCTGAATCTTTTGTAGTGCATGAAACAAATGATAAATTTGAAGATCATTTTGAAAAATCTGATAAAACTCATACTATGGTAAAATTAGATAAAACTATTGATGATGAATTAGATTGGGAAGATGATGATAAATCTGCAGCAGATGGATTAATGAATTCTAATAATAAGCCTAATACTAAAGTTAAAGTTAATGGTGCTGTATTAAGAACTATTAAGCATGATAGAATTATTCCTATTTATATTGAAGATACAATGTTTGGAGCATATTATATTAGATTTAATCAGTTTGAGGATATTGATATAAATGCTACTGGTAATATTAGAGGATATAATTCTATAACTGGAATGTTTAATAATGGTCAAGTAGCTACTCAAGTAAATAATAATGAAGATGTAGAAAATCAAAAGAATTTACTTCTTAGAACTTTAGCAGGAAAGATTTCACAGAAGATTGATGCTGCATTTATTAATTCCAATACAGATCTTAAAGAAGAAATTTATAAGATTCTTAGATTTAATGATAAATATAATCAAGTTTCTCATACTATAGATATGGATGTAGTATTTGTTCCTTCTGATGATATTCATCATTTAAAATTTAGAGAAGACCCAGATACTCATAGAGGAATATCAGATCTTTGGGATGCTTTAGTACCTGCAAAACAATGGATTACATTAACATTAACTTCTGTTTTAGGATGGGCTACCAGAGGATTTGATAGAAGAGTATATTATGTAAAGCAGTCTCTTGATACTAATACTGCACAATCCTTACTTAATGTAATTACTACTATTAAGAAAGGCAACTTTGGTATTAGACAGATGGAATCTGTTAATAATATATTAGGTATTGTTGGTAGATTTAATGATTTTGTAATTCCTATGGGACCTTCTGGTGATGCTCCTATTGTATTTGATACTATGCCTGGACAACAGTTTGAATTTCCAACAGATTTACAAGCTAATCTTGAAGAATCTGCTGTAAATAGTACAGGGGTTCCATTAGAGATAGTAAATAGTTCTACAGGTATGGACTTTGCTGTTAGATATACAATGACTAATGCTAAATTACTTAGAAATGTATTAAAAAGACAACTTAAAATGGAAGATTTCTTATCTGAAATCTTTACTAAGATTTATAGATTTGAATATGATGAAAATATTACTCTTGAAGTTCAGTTACCACCTCCTGCATTCTTAAGTATGACTCAAGGAACTCAGCTTCTTAATAGTGCTGTACAATATGCTGATTCTATTACAGAAGTTGAGATGGCTGGACAGAGTGATGAAGGTAAAGCTTTATTTAAAAAGAGATTAATTAGAAAATTAATTCCTTCTTATATGAGTGATGAAGAAATTGAAAAGATTAAAGATCAAATTGCTTTGGATAATAGCATACAAAAATCTAAAGGTGAAGATGAGTTTGAATAATATAAAAGGGTAGGAAGAAATTCCTACCCTATATTTTTTAAAAGTTAATATTTTCAATTAGTAAATATAAAAGTGAAATAAAGGATAATACTTATATTAAGGAGGTAAATATGAATAATATTATTAGCATTAGAACACATCTTGGAGTTCTTGTAATTAATCTTGATACTGTTGGTATTATCGATATCATGTTTGATTGTGGCTGTATCTTTATTATCCACAATAATAAGAAATACAGAATCGAGAAAGAAGATTATGATGAGCTTATTGACATGACAAAACAGATTGGAGGAAATAATGAAGAAGAATAAAAACAGAAAACTTTATATTCATTATGGAAGTTCAATTTTAATACCAGAAAAAAGAACTGTTTGGTCTGATCCAGTAACCCATAAACCTAATGGAGTATTATGGGCATCTCCAGTATATTCAGATTGGAGTTGGAGAGATTATTTAGAAGCTGAGAATTGGAGAATTAGTTCTCTTCAATTATATTTTAAATTTAGGTTGAAGAGTGGAACCAATATTTTAATAATTAAAGAGATTTGTGATATATTTCCTTATCTGATTGATAAAAATGGAAATATTCCAACAGATGAGGAATTAAGAAATCATGATTTTAGTTTAAGGAATATAGATTCTAATTTTGAGATTGATTTTAATAGAATCTACAATGAATTTGATGGAATGGAAATTTATTATAGTAGTAATTATCATGAATTTCATAATTCTTATTTATTTTATGCATATGATTGTGATTCGATTGCAATCTGGAATATAGATAAAATTATTCCAAAAAGAAATAACTTTGAAATTTAATAAAAGGAGAAGATATTATGAAGTATATTATAGAGCTTAAGAATTTTACTATGAAAGATGGCAACTTTCCGATGTGCACAGTAGTATTAAAGGATGAGAATGGAAAAGAAAAAATAACTGGATATGTAACCCCATTTAGAGGCTACAGATTCCAGGTATCTGGTACAGAAGAAGGTATTGGAGATAATGGAGCATCTCCGGTATTATTCATGGAATCTTATTGTAGAAATAATAAGCAGTATGATCGAGAATTACTTAGAGGCCAGCTTGCCTTATGTTTAATGCAACACAAAAAATATTTTAGATGTTTTAGTGATTATTACTTGAAAAAGGATGATACTTGTGAACTTCCTGATCTTAATCCATTAGTTTATGATAGTATGGATGAATATGAGATTCCTGTTGTAGAAAAGTTTCTAGATGCCTGCGTAAAGTGGGTAGCAACAATAAGAAGATAAAGTTTTAGTTCAGTAAGAAAAGAGGAACTTATGCAAATAAAAGATAGTAAAAAGCATATGTATGCTTTAAAGAAGCTTAATCAGTTTTTAGCAGAATATCCAATGTTTAAGTATATAGATTATATGGATTGGCTTACAGTAAATGAATGGAAAAGATCTATATATTATCAGCTTGAAAAATACTGTATTTCTAAAGATACTCTTTGGGATATTTTTGATGCAGGTGAATTTAGATCTATTAATAATTGGAAAGATGAATTTATCCTTCCAACAGAGGATAAAGTTTTAACAATCATTAACATGAATGTTTATTAATTAAAATCCCCAGTAGGTTTTATCCTACTGGGGTAAATTCTTATAATCTTATTTTTTAATTATTTATTTTTTATCTAGTATTTATTCTTCCTCTATTGTTGTTTACTGCTCCACCAAGAGGAACATTCTGACTGTACTTCTCAGCAACAATATTAGCAAGATTAGGATCTTTCATGACATTGCCTACAAGTCCAGTATCTTCGACAATACCTTCATTTCTAATATTGCCATCTTTATCATATCCACCACGCATAACTGCCCACTCATAATCATTGAAATCAAGAATAATCTTACGAGGATTACCAGTATTAACAGTAAGATCATTTTGAAGCATCATAGATGCATACTTATTGATTTGATCACCAATGATCGGGAAGCAGTTAAAGGAAACATTGATCTCCTGGAACTCAATAGTACCACGAGTACTATTATAAAGCTGAGAGTTAGGAGCCATAGTAGGCTGAGCATTAGCAAGAAGATAAGCCTTCTCAACTTTTCTCATAGTATTATCAGTTACATAATACAGGAATGTAAAGACCTCATACTGAGGACCTGGATCGCTATAAACACCAGATCCAACAAGACCATGATAAGTCTTAGCCTTAGAATAAGGATCCTTAATTCCAGTAAGATAATAGTTAAGATAATTAGTAATAAGAGAACCAGATCTCTCCCAGAATGTCATTTCAACAGTAATGGAAGTATCCATAGTTACGTTATTAATAATCATCATTTCATTATTACCATTAGAGATAGTACCAGCATCAGCAGTAATATCCGGAATACCAGAAAGACCTCTGAATTCACCTTCCATAATATGAACAAAACCATCTTGAAGGTTCTTAACAGCAGCATTCTGAGAAGCTAATGAAGTCATAAAATCAGGAACACCAACAACAGTAAGGAAGGAATATCCTGATTCAAAGACATCAAACTGCTTTAAATTGGAAAAATCAGTGACACCTTTCATCAGAGTGTATTCAGATACATTTCTGGGCATCTTAATATAATTAAGACCAGCAGCCATATTTTACTTCCTCCTTATTAATATGCTGGATTCGTTTCGGGAGAACCCTCAACAGCAAATACGTCAAAGATCTCACCCTGCGGGAAGTCCTTATAATAACAATACAGAGAAGCATTGAAAATCTTCTGAGCAATCATATCATCATCTCTAGTATAGATAAGAGTTACAGACTTAAAGTACTTCTCATAGTAGCTAATAACATTATCCTGAATCAGCTTCTTGTACTGAGTAAAGTCATTTCCATCCATAAGCATGAATCTGATCTTCGGGCAGTAACGTCTAATATCCTTAATGCACATTTGAGTGATAATGACATTAGAGGAGAAGCTAAGCGGACCCCAATGATCCTGAGAAGTATATGTAGACTGAACAGAAACGATTCCATCATCAGAGGAATAGTTAGCATAGTTCACTCTAAGATCATCAAGGATAGTCTTCATATCAATACTAGGAGTAATTCTAGGAATAAGATTAAGGGTATTTTCAATAGCTTCAGTAATAATAAAGTTATTAAACTCACCTGCAACAGGAGCATTCGGATTATTCATGTAATGATTAACCAGAAGAGGAGCTACGCCATGAAGCATAGTAACTCTAATCTGCTTTCTGGAGAAATCATCAATGATATCATAGGTGGTCATATAATCACCAACAAATGGACTATGCTCCCAAGCAACATCACTAACCTTAGTCTGAACATCAGAAAGGTTATTGATATTAAGACCAAGATCTCTGAAATAGAAGAAATCTTCTCTGAAATCTGCAAGCTCACAAATCTTATGCTTTACATCATCAGGATAGTTAGCATCTACACAGAAGTCAATCTTATGATAGTCAAGATCATAGATCTCATCAGAGAAATCTCCACCAAAATAAGAGACAGCCTGGTTAGTCCACTCAGTACTAGCAGCCTCACCTGGGAATGGAGCATCACCAAATGCACCATTAGTACCATTGGAAAGAGTATAACCATAAGTAGCAGAGATATCTGTATCAGAGTTATCAATGCTAAAGGTAGTCAGAGGAACACCCTTTTTATTTTTTGCAAATAAAACATCAAGATTATATAAAGTATCTAAATCAGGATTACCATCAGCATCCACATATCCAGCTTCAGTAGCAAGCTTTTCAATAAATGCATTGAATCCTTCTAAATAACACTTTACATTAAACTGAGTCATAGTGCTTCTCTGAAGACCCATATTTCTCTTTGTATTAGAAATATAAGTAATAGCATCAGGATCAGCAGAGAATCTCTGAGACTCCATAACAGTAGTCCCCTCAATATCCTGAATATTATAAAGCATAAAGTCAAGAGTCTTAGATGCATCATAATCAGGAGAAATTCTTACGTTCTTATAAGAAACACCTCTACCATTATCACAGATAATATACAGAGGGAACTTAGTAGCAGTCTGAATATCAGCAGCAGCACCTTCAACCTGATCAATAGTCTTGGCATTCTCAGCACTCTGTCTGCTATACTTAACAGTAACCTTCTTCTCAGTAGCAGGAGTTTCTGTTACAGTAGTAGTCTCATTTCCATTCTCGTCAAGATAAATAGGATTACCATTAGCATCCTTCTTCTGGACATTCTCAGAAATAATTTCTGCAACAATAATAAGATTAGCAAGAGTAGCATCTTCTGCAACAAGTCTCTTACCAAGAACTCTACCACCAGCTGCAAGAATTTTATGTGCTTGAATTAATGGCTGACCATGTTTAAAGAAATCAGCATTGTTGCCATACATACGCTTAAAATCAGCATAAGTAAAGTCAGTAATTTCTTCGGTACCCTTATCTGCTGAAAAGACACAAAGAAACAGAGGAAGCGATTCGTTATTAGTATTGGTAACTGTATCGCTCATCAGCACTTCATGCCAATTTACTTTAGTTCCAGCATACATAAGCTGTATCCTCCTTTATAATTATAAAGAACTATATAACTTAAAATCAGATATATAATTTATTCTAATGTTGGCTAAAAAGCCCTATATAGAGTATATATAAATTACATCATAAGAACTCTCTCTAATGGACTTTCTTTATGCTGTCTTTTTCCAGTTTTCTCTTCTTCAGATAAAAGCACAGAAGACATGATAGATTCATCCAAATTCTCAGATGTAAGTGAAACGAATGGTGAGATATATTTAGCTGCTTCTTTGATAGAAACAGGTTTATATCCAGTCATCTGTTTATTAATTAATTTAGATAATCTAAAAGGCTTAGATACATCATCTGGATCTCTACAAATTTTTGAATAGATAAGACCCATTGCTTGAGCATGAACAGAATATCCCTTCGAGTTTAATTCCATACATTCAAAAGGAAATTTATAAAGAGAAGAATAGTCAAGATTATTCGGAATTCTACCTGTCTGGATATGTAATCTAAATAATTCAGATACATTATCAATATTCTGTTCTACATGACATCTAGTAATAAGTTGATCATCTTTCTCAAATCTTAAGATCCTATAATCAGAAGCATCTAAATGATCTTCCAGAATAATATCTTTTTTCTTTTCTATAGATCTAGGTCTACAAATAAACTTAGTTGGAAAAGAAAAAGTCATCAATTTTCCAGGAGTTCCATTGGCTGAATAAATTCTATATAAGAAAGATCCAAGAATTTCAATGTAAGATCCTTGAATACTTGCAGATGTAGATTTACCATCACCAAAGTAATCTTCTGGTATATAATATTCAAGATAACCATCTTGATTAAATAAGAGAGCGTCCCCTTCTCTCCTAGTAAAAGGTGGAATCTCGATATATTTAAAATTAGGCATAAAAATAGTACCTCCAAATATAGGCATTATATTGGAGTTGAAATAAATACAAATTATTTGAGTACTAAGGTCTCACCGTCTACATTAGCAGTGATAAAACCTATTTCATCTTTTGTATATGTTATAGCAGCAGAACCATCTACCTCTTTAGATGTGTTCCCTACTTTAATCATCACTGGAGTATGCCATTTAGAAGCAGTATTAGAATTTCCACCATAACTAGAAATAGGAATAGCTACTCCATTGGCATCAAAATATACTGGTAATGTAGCATCACCTTTAGATGTTACATTAACTACTTTTTCATATGTTGTAGATATTACATTTCCATCAGCATCTTTTGTTGCAGATTCAGATGAAGCTGGAATTGCATTTGCAGGCATTGCACCAATATTAGCAGGAGTAATATTTACATAACCGGTTCTATATTCTTCTTCAGAATCACCTTTAACACCTTTAACAGATCCAAGATTTCTAATAGCTAAGGCCATATCACTAGGTGTAAAAGTATCATCAGTACCATTGACTTCTCTAATAGCATCAGCAATATCTTCATAATACTGACTATCTGTAGTTATGAGTCCCATAGACCTGACTATCCTTTCATAACATTATTAATTTAAAGTTTTAAATATAGGAGAGGAGGAATAACTCCTCTCCTATATATTCTATTAAAAATAATGTTATAAAAATAAATTATTAGAATACATAAAGAGTTGTTCCATCTACATAAGATGCTTTAGTAAGTCCTTGTGCAGCAGTAGTAGCAGCTGCATAAGTGGTATTAGTATCTGTATTATATTTAGTGCCAGCTTTCCATCCAGCACCAGTAAGTACATAACCAGAAGTAGCATAGTTAGTAGATCCACTAGCAGCAGCAGGTACTAATCCAGCAGCAGCAGAGGTAAATGCAGCATAAGTAGTATTAGTATCTGTATTATACTTCGTACCAGCTTTCCATCCAGCACCAGTAAGTACATAACCAGAAGTAGCATAGTTAGTAGATCCACTAGCAGCAGCAGGTACTAATCCAGCAGCAGCAGAGGTAAATGCTGCATATGTAGTATTAGTAGGAATAGTCCATTCACCAGTACCATTTAAATATTGTGTAGCAACTCCACTTAAGATTGGAACTAAACCAGTTTTAGCAGTAGTTACTACTGCATAAGTAGTATTAGTATTATAACTGCTATCTGCTGTCCATCTATTATCAGTAGTGGCAGTTCCAGAAATACTAATAGCCCCAGCAGACCAATATGTTAATAATATAGTACTTCCTACTCCAAATTGAGTAGTAAGTCTTGTATTTCCTTGGTAATAACAGTTTATATCACCAGTAGTAGTACCATTACTTAAAGTAAGATTAAGAGTAGCATTACCAGATCCAGCATATGGAAGATAATATGCAATTATCATTCCATCATAGAGAGTAGGAGCATCAATCTCTCCAGTCCAAGATCCAGTTGCAGCAGTTTGTGTACCCTTAACAGGATAAATACCACTAATAGAATCTACTTTAACTTTATCTGCTGCAATCATAAGACCGTTAGCAGCAGTGGTTACAGCAGCATATGTGGTATCTGTATTATACTTAGTACCAGCTTTCCAACCAGCTCCTGTTAATACATAACCAGTAGTAGCATAATTAGTAGTGCCATTCTTAGCAGCAGGAACAAGACCAGCTGCTGCAGATGTAAAGTTAGCATAAGTAGTATCTTGAGCAGGAATACCAAGACCTGTGATATCTGTCTTAGCAACAGCAGCAGTAGCAGATACATGACCAGTAACGTCTACTGTAAACTTTCTTAAACCACTAGCATAAGAAGTATAAGAAGGATGAGTATAATTATTAGCAGATGCAGCAATAGACTCAAGTTTAATCTTATCTGCAGCACTCATCAATCCATTAGCAGCAGTTGTAACAACAGCATATGTTGTATTAGAATCTGTATTATACTTAGTACCAGCTTTCCAGCCTGCTCCAGTTAATACATAACCAGTAGTAGCATAGTTAGTTGATCCGCTTGCTGCTGCAGGAACAAGACCAGCTGCTGCAGATGTAAAGTTAGCATAAGTAGTATCTTGAGCAGGAATACCAAGACCTGTGATATCTGTCTTAGCAACAGCAGCAGTAGCAGATACATGACCAGTAGCGTCTACTGTAAACTTTCTTAAACCAGATGCAGCAGAAGTATAAGAAGGATGTGTATAATTATTAGCAGATGCTGCTACACTATCTAATTTAATCTTATCATCTGCAATCATTAAGCCATTAGCTGCAGTTGTAACTGCTGCATATGTAGTATTATTATCAGTATTATACTTAGTGCCAGCTTTCCAGCCTGCTCCGGTTAATACATAACCAGTAGTAGCATAGTTAGTTGTACCATTCTTAGCAGCAGGTACTAAACCATTAGCAGCTGATGTAAATGCAGCATATGTGGTATCACTAGCAGGAATACCAAGACCAGTAATATCGGATTTAGCAACTGCTGTTGCACCATTTACATGTCCGTATCCATCTACAGATACTTTATATAATCCAGAAGCTGCACTAGTATAAGAAGGATGTACATATGCATTAGCATTCTCTGCAATATTACTAAGTTTGGTTACCATTGTACTAGTCATAAGACCATTTGCACTTGCAGTAGCATTTGCATAAGTAGTATCTTGTGCAGGAATGCCAAGACCAGTAATATCTGTCTTAGCAACAGCAGCAGTAGCACTAACATGTCCAGATGTATCTACTGTAAACTTTCTTAAACCACTAGCATAAGAAGTATAAGAAGGATGAGTATAATTATTTGCTGAAGTTTCAATTGATGCAAGTTTACTTACCATTGCAGTAGTCATAAGACCATGTGCAGCTGTAGTAGCATCAGCATAAGTAGTATTGGTTGGAAGTTGCCAAGTACCATCACCTCTTAAGAAATATAATCTTTGAGCAGTAGTTGCACTTGGAACAAGACCAGCAATACCAGGAGTAGTAGATGTAGCTCCAATATAATTAGCATATGTAGTATTAGTATCACTTTCAGGAATACCTAATGCTGTGATATCAGATTTAGTAACAGCAGCAGTGGCAGATACATGACCAGATTCATCTACTGTAAACTTTCTTAAACCACTAGCATAAGAAGTATAAGAAGGATGTGTATAATTATTAGCAGATGCAGCAATATTTGCTAATTTACTAAAATTACTACTAGACATAAGTCCATTAGCACTAGCACTAGCTACTGCATAAGTAGTATCTGTATTATACTTAGTACCAGTTTTCCAACCTGCTCCGGTTAATACATATGCACTTGTAGCATAGTTATTAGTACCAGATTTAGCAGCAGGTACTAAACCATCAGCAGCTGATGTAAAGTTAGCATAAGTAGTATCCTGAGCAGGAATACCTAATGCTGTGATATCAGATTTAGTAACAGCAGCAGTGGCAGATACATGACCAGATTCATCTACTGTAAACTTTCTTAAACCACTAGCATAAGAAGTATAAGAAGGATGAGTATAATTATTTGCACTGGCTTCTACTGTATCTAATTTAATCTTATCATCACTGGTCATAAGACCATTAGCTGCAGTTGTAACAGCAGCATATGTAGTATTATTATCAGTATTATACTTAGTACCAGCTTTCCAACCTGCACCTGTTAATACATAACCAGTAGTAGCGTAGTTAGTTGTACCATTCTTAGCAGCAGGAACAAGACCAGCAACAGCTGATGTAAAATTAGCATAAGTAGTATCAGTTTCTGCAAAACTAGTAGAAGAACCATCACTACCTGTCAAAGTAACAGTTGTTCCATCTTTAGCAATAGTATATGTAGTATTAGTATTCTTTGCAATAAGAATATAAGTACTACCACTCCATCTATAAGTATTATTCTCTTCAGCAGAAGTATCTACATAAATTTTTCCAGATTCTCCAGTTGCAGGAAAAGCACTTTTAGATGAAAATTCTAATACATCATCTACATAACTAGGAAGATATGTAGAATCAATAGTACCGGATGCATTTAAAGGAACTACACCACCAGATGCACCTTTTTCAGATGAAGCAATTGCACCAATATTAGCAGGAGTAAGATTTATATTTCCTGTTCTATATGATGCTTCAGCATCACCTTTTACACCGGTAATAATATTAGCTTGAGCCCCTTCTGCAATATTATCTAATTTAGCTTTATCTGCACTGGTCATAAGACCATTTGCTGCAGTGGTTACAGCAGCATATGTGGTATCTGTATTATACTTAGTACCAGTTCTCCAGCCATTACCTGTTAATACATAACCAGTAGTAGCATAGTTGGTTGTACCATTCTTAGCAGCAGGTACTAAACCATTAGCAGCAGATGTAAATGCAGCATAAGTAGTATCTTGTGCAGGAATACCAAGATTAGTAATGTCAGATTTAGCAACAGCAGCAGTGGCAGATACATGTCCTGTAGCATCTACTGTAAACTTTCTTAAACCAGATGCTGCAGAAGTATAAGAAGGATGTACATAATTATTTGCAGATGCAGCAACAGAATCTAATTTAGTCTTATCTTCATTAGATAATAATCCTGCTACAGCAGTGGTAGCATTTGCATAAGTAGTATCTTGTGCAGGAATGCCAAGATTAGTAATATCAGATTTAGCAACAGCAGCAGTAGCAGATACATGTCCTGTAGCATCTACTGTAAACTTTCTTAAACCAGATGCTGCAGAAGTATAAGTAGGATGCACATAATTATTTGCAGAAGTATCAATAGTTGCAAGTTTATTTACCATTGCACTAGTCATAAGACCAGCAGCACTGGAATTTGCAGCAGCATAAGTGGTATCTTGTGCAGGAATTCCTAATGCAGTAATATCAGATTTTTCTACAGTATTAGTAGATGATACATGACCAGTAGAATCCACTGCTACTTTATATAATCCATTAGCAGCTGTAGTATATGTAGGGTGAATATAATTATTTGCCGATGTATCAACAGTATCAAGTTTTTCTTTATCTGAAGCAGACATTAATCCTGCTGCAGCAGTAGTAGCAGTATTCTTTAGATTAGTAATTTCTGTCTGAACAGTATTACCATTATCCATTTCTACAGAATTTGCATTTGACCACTGTGAAAGAACCTTATAACCATCATCTGTTAATACATGACGTTTTGTTTTAACATAATTGTCAGCCATTGATGTTAATTCCTTTCACAAATTAATATCAGATTTTATTATAATGAATTAATAAAATTAAATAGACTGACAACTTCAATGAATTCGCAATTTCCAACTTCAGCTTCATGCTTAATTCTATTATAATAAGTAGGATCAGAATATAGAAAATTAATAATATCTTGCTTAGTCTTATTAAATTCTTTACAAACTCTATTTACCACATATCTTATTTTATTAATATTATCTTTTACTACATTATCTTCACCTTTAGACCAAACAAAACTTTGATAATAAAAATAAAGATAAAGAATAATAGAACACAATTGTCTAAAATAATAATCTGCCATATGTGGAAATCTATGATATGCAGTAAGCCAAGGCTCAATAGTAGCATAAATATAATCTTTGAAATAAGTTTCAATAAAACTATTTTTCATATTAGCATATTTTCTACTCATAGAATCGGGTCTATATACCCATTTATAAGTATAAAAATCTTCTATTTTTCTATAGCTATATCCCCTACCTACTAAAATTGAACTTACGAGATCATTAAAGTATAAGTCTTCATGGGTATACAAGTTTTCTTTAAAATCAATTCCTTCTTCAAGTAACCAGTATCTATTGTACCATTTTCCATGCATCCAGGTTATTCCATCAAAAACCTGCATGTATGAATCATTTTCTACAATATAATCTCTAAAAGTAGTAAAGACAAATCTTTCTTCATTATATTTTTCAATTTCATCTTTTACTCTTTTAAAGGCACCAGGTTCAAACATATCATCATTATCAATGAAAGTTATCCATTCACCAGTAGCATGATGCCAAGCATCAAATCTTGTATTTCCAGGACAATGAAGATCTCTAGGAATTGTTTGAAAATATTTTATATTAAGTTTATCCATATAAGGAACAACTTGATCCATAAAATTATCGGTAGAATGATCATCACAAATAACAACTTCAATATCTGGATCATCCTGAATAATAATAGAATCTAATAATCTTCCTATAGTTTTTGAACAATTGTATGCTGGTATAAGTACTGATAACCAAACAGAATTTGGATCATGCTTATTCATTTTATTTTCTCCTAATAAAAATAATGTGCTAATTTAATAATTAACTTTCAAGAATTTGTGTCCAAAATGCTCCTACATTTTGGATTCCAGATCCAGGTTGAGTAGAAGAATAAATTTCATCATTTTTTAAAGCATCTGAAGCACTGCTTCTAGCTTCAAGATCTTTAATATTATATACAGTTCCTTCTACTTTAAGTTTAGAAATATCTGGCATAAATATTTCCTCCTTAAATATTTTTAAAATTCTAATAATTCTTTATTTTCAATATATTTAAATTTGTTATATAAGTATAGAAGCTTTCAATTTCTATAAATTTAGAACTTCCGATTTCTGCATCTTTTTTAATTTCATTATAAAAATCAGAATCGGAATATATAAGAGCTATAATGTCTTCTACTGCTTTATTACATTTATCAAGAATTTTTTCAATATATCTTTTTACAAGATATTCATTTTCTTTAATATAATTTTCTTTTTTAGTAAATTTAAAAGATTGAATATAAAAATACATATACATGATCATCATACAACAATGTTCAAATATAATATTTTTACAATTAGGATATTTATCAATTACTCCTAACCATGGATCAATAGCAGCATGACAATAATCATTGAAATATGTTTCAAGAAGACTATGCTTACTACTATCAAAAGATCTTGTAAATGAATTTGGATTATATGTCCATTTATATGTACAAAGATCTAATTTTTTAAAATTTTTATTCTGTGCTGATAGAGTTGCAAATACTAATCCATTAAAATGAAGATCCTCATTTGTATAGAGATTCTCTTCAAAATCAATATTATTATCAATAAGCCATTTTCTATTATAAAACTTACCATGAAGCCATGTTCCACCATCAAAAGTTAAATTATAAGAATTTGCTTCATAATTATAATCTCTAAAAGATGATAATATTACAGGGTATTGATCTATTTCCAATTCTTTAATTTCTTTTTTGATAATATGTAGAACATTTGGCTCAAACATATCATCATCATCTATAAAGCATACCCAATCTCCAGTTGCATATTTCCAACCATCAAGTCTAGTATTAGATGGACAATGAATATTTCTTGATTTTGTCATATAATATTTAATATTTAGCTTATCTTTATATGTATTAATTATTTCTTTTGTATTATCTATAGATTGATCATCAGAAATAATAATTTCAATATTAGAATCATTCTGATCTATTATTGAATTTAACAATCTTTCTATAGTATTTTCACAATTATGTGCTGGAATCACTATTGATAACCAACAATTTTTCATATTTATTTTCTCCATACTATGAAATATAACTTTTAAGTGCTGATTAATTAAATGTCAATCTAATAAAAAGATAAGGGAGGGAAGAATCTTCCCTCCCCTAGTATTCCTAAAAGGTTGATACTAAAATATCTAAATTAGGAAACAGTAACAGTCTTATCAGTCTTATTAAGGGTAAGACTCTTGGTCTCAGATGCAACAGTGATAGAACCATCAGCAAGAGCATCAGAGGTAGTAGCAGCAGTCGGAGTAACAGACTTAGCAGTACCAGAGAACTCAGCAGTATAGGTAGGCTGAGTAACAGTAGCATTAGCGGTCTCATATCCAAGAGTAGCACTAATAACAGTACCAGTACCAGAGAAGGAAGCATCTCCATCATATGTAGCAGTAGCTGCAGTAACACTGGTAGCAACATCTTTAGTTCCGAAGGTCGGAAGGGCACCAGAGATGGTCTGCTTAGTATAAGTAATATCGCCAGCTGCAGTAACAGCATCAGTATAGAACTCAGTATCAGTAGTTGCTACATAAGCAAGATTCAGCTGCTCAGTATCAGTTGCATCCATAGCAAAGGAAACACCCTTCTTAACAAACTTAGCAGTAGTATCAGCAGCCTTGGTAACAGCACCATCAGACAGAGTATAAGCTGTACCTTCATCAGTAACAGTAGCAACAGCCTCTTTACCAAGAGTAACAGCAGCAGTGATGCTCGGAAGAGTCACAGTACCAGCCGGAGTATAGTTAGCAGTCTGACCATCACCAACAGCACCAGCAGCAATTGTTGCAGAAGATGCCTTATCATAGGTAGCTGCAGCAGCAGTACCAGCAGTAATAGCTACAGAACCTGCAGGAGTAACATCCATTGCATTCCAGGTCTGAGGAACAGCAACGGTATTACCAGAAATAGTATACTCACCAGCCTTAGCTACAGTGATATCATCAATAGAATCAGCAGTAGCAACAGTACCAGTAGCAGTATCCTTATGAGCAAGAGCCTTAAGATTCAGAGCAGAAGCAGCCTCAAGCTCAGAAACTGTAATATTATGATCAAGAGCAATACCAGCAACAGTAGTGGTCTTCGGAACATAGGTAGCTGCAGCAGTAGCAATGGTCAGATAGATATTCTGATCACCAACCTCTTCCCAAGCAGAACCATTATAAATATACTCTTTACCATTGCCCTGAATAATAACAACATCACCAGCAGCCGGATCAGTAACAACACGAGCAATAGCATCAGCATCAGACTCCTCATCCTGCTTGGTAATAATGCCTCTAAAGTGCATAACACCAACAAGATCAGAAATCTGATCCTCAACCCAATCCTGGATTGCCTTAGAAGTTACAAGATTAACACTATCCTCAGTAAAGGTAGTATCAACGTTCTTAAGAACTGCATCACCAAAAGTAGCAATAAGTGCACGAACATCAGCATCCTTCAGCCAATAGATAGAACCATTGACATTGAGCTTAGTCATAGTCTGATTATGTTCATAACTAGGTGTAAAAGCCATAATAATTATCTCCTTTATAGAAATAAATTTAATAGATTATTTAATTGTTCGAAAAGATAATAGTTTCTTCTGCATCATCTGTACTCATTTTAAATCTCTGATTTAATTCATCTGTAACAATTTTCTGAGAAATTGATCCATCTGTATTAAGTCCTGTATTCTGATATAATTTCAAAATTCCAGGAAGTGTATCAGAAGCAAATGGTACATTTGCAATTGCAGATATATAATTCTCTCCATTATAAATAAATATAGTGGAAGAGGTTATATCAACATAAATTTTATACTCATATGGTACATATTTAATTCTATGATCTTCATCTTGGTAAAATTCACCATTATAAAGATATCCACGTACCACTATAGCATTCTCCCATTGAACTTTCTCAATTGGGATAGAATTATCATCAAGTGTATTAAAATCGAGATTATAAACACCATTAACTGCAGAAATTCCTTTACCAGCCATAGAAACGCCAAATGCTTCATGCGTAGCAAGTGGAATATCTACAACAAAATTATCAATAGGAAGTTCTGTTCCATTAATAGTTATTGACTCAATTTTACAATATGAGTACTTCTTAAATTTACCAGTTTCAGAAGAAATCAAAGAAGCATTTTTATTATAAATATAAAGATAACCATCATCACTACATACAGCAAAATACATATCAGGCATTTGGTTATCATTAATATTTAACATTTCTACTTTAGATAATACGAGTCTATTATCTACTGCTTCTCTGGTTTTTAATTCAAAACCTTGAATTGTTCTAAGCATAAATAATCACCCTCCTATTATCTATAGTAAAATGTAATGTCGTAGTCGTCGATAGTAAGAGGTTCATTAGTATAATAAATATAATAATTATCCTTCTCAATTCTAGACCAGATATTAGAGCACTCAAGTCCATTTGTATCTTTAATGGAATCTAATTCTCCAATAGATATAGGAGCAGCATATACAAGATGCTGATTATTAGAAGAATAAGAATGCTTATAAGATGCATACATGATACTAGCTGTAGCAACTTCAATTTTAGTTAATCCAGTAAGTCCTACTGGAATATCATCGGATACTCCAATATAGATATCCAATGTATCTGTAGGAACAGTAGGATTTACAGCTTCTTTTACAAGATCAATTACCTTATCCATAGAATCTATATAAGTTCCAGCAGGTACAGCACCTACATCAACAGTAGTTGTAAAAGGTTGCTGGAATTCTGTATTAGAACTAATATAATCTGATACAGAATCATATTCTTCAGGTACATTACCAATTTTATGATCAAGATAATTAACTACAGAATCTTCACCCTCAGGAAGTTCTCCAACAATAGCATCAATATACTCTGCAAGAGAATTATAACCTTCAGGAACAGTCCCTATTGTATTTTTAATAGCTGCAATATAGTCAGATACAGAATCATATTCTTCAGGTACATTACCAAGTTTATTATTAACAAAATCAACTACAGATTCTGTTCCTTCTGGTAATTCTCCAATCTGACTCTTAATATCAGCAAGATATTCAACTACCGAATTATATTCCTCTGGAATAGTACCAATACTATTTTTAACAGAATCAATATATTCTGTTACAGAATCTACTCCATCAGGTAAAGTTCCAATAGTATCAGAAATATATTCAGCAAGAGAATTATATCCATCAGGTACAGTACCTATAGAATCTTTTACTGCATCAAGATAATCAATTACAGAATTATATTCTGCTGGTACTTCACCAATAGTATTATCAATAAAATCAACTATTGAATCTACTCCATCAGGTAAAGTTCCAATCTTATCATTAACAGCATTAAGATATTCTGTTACAGTATTATATCCTTCAGGAAGTTCACCAACTTTACCATTTACTGCATTTACATATTCAGAGATAGAATTATAATCTTCAGGAATTACTCCAACTGTATTCTGAATATAGTCTACAATAGAAGTTTCTCCTTCAGGAAGTGTACCAATTTCACTTTGTACAGATCTGATATAATCTGTTACAGAAGTAATACCAGCTGGAAGTTCTCCAACCACATCACTTACATAATCAGCTACAGAATCATATCCTTCTGGTAATTCTCCAACAGATTCATCAATTAATTTCTCTACATATGTAGAGATTGTTTCTCCTTCTGGAAGATTCATAAGCTCTCTTACAATAGGAGTAATAATTTCTTCCTTATGTTCATCAATATAAGTAGAAACATAAGTATGCACAAACTTAGTGATATCGATTGGATATACAATAGAAATATAAGTAGAAGCTGTAGTCTCAATAGTGGTTACATGATCATATGTATGAAGTTTTCTATACTGAGTCTGAACTTCAGGAGTAAATTCCTCAAATTCACCATCAATTACATACTGAATTTCAGCACCATAATCGAGTTCTCCAGTAGAAGAAATCCAATCAGAAATAATAGTTTCACCACTATAAGATTTAATATATTTAACTCTTCTAAGAACTCCAACTTTACCATCTTGTGTAGTAATATGATCTGCTACATACATCTTATCATCAACAATAAGATTTGGTTTAGCTGCAGTATTAAGAGTAGGAACAGCTCTAAGAGTAATAGTTTCAGGAAGTAATAATGTCTGGTTAATCTCTCTGATAGAAGAGTAAATATCAATTCTAGAAAGTTCTGTGCTCTTAAAGGTTTCTTTATCAGTATATCCAAATACCCTCATATCAATAGGTCCAATTACAGTATCCTGTAATGTTGGATCTTTACCCATAAAGAAACTAGTAACAGCTACAGCTGATTTACCAAGAGTATGCATGAATTCTTCTTCTGTTCCAGGATATCCTCCTTCAACAGCATATTCATATGCAGACTTACCTGGTTTACCTTCTGGTCCTTCAGGACCAACAGTAAGAGATCCTAAATAATCATATCCCTTTACAGAGATAGGATCTGTATTTCCATCAGGATCAATAAAACAACCGCAACCACAGTTACAATTTGAGCCACTATCATCTTTTCTAACGAATAAGTATGTGTCATCTAACACAATAGCTATAAGTTTTCCAGCAGGAACTTCACATCTATCAGTTTCTGCTTCAGAAATAGAATGGAAAACTTTAAAGATTTCAAGAGCTCCAGCTTCTCCAGTATCACCTTTAGGTCCGATAAGACTAGTAAGCCATTCAGCTTCTGTTCCTTCAAACCCAAGAGCAACTGCACATTCATATGCAGACATTCCCTGGGCCCCAACAGCAGCATTCCATGTCATACCATCTAAGCTGTACTGGAAAACACCTACTTCATTTTCTCTAACCAATGTAATTCTTTGATCTTCATTATCTACTGAGCATACAATATTCTCAGTAACACCAGAAGTGGAGATTACATTAATATCAAGAATCTGAGAAGGCTGGACATAAATAATCTGTCCAGAATATTCCGAAGATCCATCAATCTGGATATAAGCTGTGGTGCCAACAGCTCCAAGAGATGAGTTAAAATTACATCCAATCTTGGTTACTACACCAACAATGAAGAATTTTTCCCCATTCTTCTTGTAAGTACATGATACAGTATCTTCATGCCTCACATTGACAGTTTTAGTTACATCGTTATCAAAAGAAAGTGTAAATCTAATCTGTGGAATGATTGTATATGAACTATCTAAAAGCATTTTTATACATACCATACCTTTCACTTAGTTTGATTATTATAAAGTTTTATATTAAAAATAAAGAAATCCCAGTAGGTAATTAACCTACTGGGTTTCATAAGAAGAAAGGAGGCCACCATACATGAACACTGATAGCAAGAGATCATGCTTGTGAATAATAAGATCAGTAGTCACGGTCATATGATCTTATTATCATGGAAGAAAAACGCAACACAATAACAATTAAGGAGGTATTATGAAGTACAAAGAAGATTGCCATAATGAAGGAAATGGGCATCAAAACGACATCTTTAATTTAATGTTATTATCTATCATTTAAATTAGAGATGCATTTTTTAAGATTTTCAATAAATCCATCATAGAATTTTTTTGATTTTTCATCCATAGTTTCATATAATTTACCTTTAGGATTAATTCTATCAATAAGAATAATATTTCTAATAAAATAATACATAAATGTATGATCTTCAATATTATCAGGAGAGAAATTCATACAATATTTACAAAAAGCTAAGCATAATTTAAGATTATTATTATGATCATCAAGATGTCTATCTAATACAATAGGACAATATTGAATATCATTAATATTATTAGCATGCTTTTCATATTTAGAATTAAAAGATAAAAATACTTTCTTTGGTTTTTCTAAATCAAATTTCTTAATTTTTACTTTCTTACAAAATTCAGAAAATTTATTAAGATTATAAGCGTCATCAATCACATCTTTCATTTTCTGAAGCTTAATAATGGAATCTTCTTTTCCTTCTTTTTTACATCTTTCAATAGCTGCATCAATTTCTGCTTTTCTTTCATCATCAAAAGTCATCAGCATATCACCAAATTCTTTTGACATATCATTCTGCATTTTATTAATAGACTCATCGAAGCCTTTAAGCATAGTATCAATATCAATACCAGCATTTTTCTTATTATATTCATCTACTAATTGCTGAATTACTATATTAGAAATATAATTTAATATAGATTTATTATGCAAGTATGCAAAATTTGGACCATTATTAGCAGATTGGGCAGCAATATCAGTTACAACTTTCTTTAAAATTGGCGGTAAATCATCATATAATACTTTTTTACCACTAATCTTATTCTGAATTAATTCATTTACTTTTAAAACAGTTTGTAATTCATCGGTTTCTTTATATCCAATTTTAGATGTATTAATTAATTCTTTAATCTCATCTAATGTTAAAGGATTATTACTATTTGTAAATTTATCAAAATGATAATCAGAAAGGGTTTTAATATCATCTGATGCTGCAGCTACAGCAATATTTCCTGTAATTGGATTGTATGTACCAACAGTATTCACAGCATCACTACTATTTTCAGAATTATCAATTTCTATACTATTTAATTCATCGGATATATCATTCTTTATTTCTTCTATATTTTTCTTAGAAGCTTCTAAATCATTTGTAGAAGAAATAAGTTTATTGTATGCTTCATCAATTTTATTATAATTCATCTTTAATTTCTCCATTTGGGTTTGATCTATCTCTATCTACAGATTTATAACTAATTAGTCCGCATCTTGGACACTTTGCTCTAATTTTATCACTATATTTTCTGAATGGTTCTCTATCAGAATAGATTTTTGTATAATAAATCATAGCACAAAATATACATACAAACCTTTCTTCTTTCTCATGAGGTTTAAGAATATCATCATCCATCTCTATTTTCTTTATTCTCCTAAAGGTTCAATTTCACCACCAAGTTGTTGTAAATTTAATTTAATTTGAGTTAAAATATCAGCAGCTTCTTTTCCATAAAGAAAAGATTCATAATAATTTTTAAAGAATCCTCCTGTATTATCACTAATAATACTTAAAATATAATTAGCAATATTAGGATTTGCTGAATATATAGTATTTAAAATAGTCCATAAATTAATATCAAAACTATTAATTTGATCGATTACATATTCAAGATTACAATGAATACTTGCAATCTTTGGATCTTTAAATAACCGTTTAGAATATTGATAAGTAGTTTCATTAATTTTATTTCTTTCTTCTAGATTAAGTGCTGAATAAATAGAAGAAGATTCTCTAATTAAATATAAAGTATAGAAATTAATAAGTGAATTAGTAAAATTAGATACAAATACTTCATACAACCAATATGCAGAAGAAAAAGTATCAGATTCATCATTTTGATTATAAGTAAAATTATAATAATCACAAATTATATTAATAATATTATTATATACTCTATTTCTAGTATTTAGAATTTCATCTGTATTAGATGTAAATCCATCTGTTAGATCTTTAAATGTAATTTCAAAAGCATTAGCAATATTTGGTCTTGGTAAATCATAAATTCTAAATCGATTATTAATTGAATCTTTTACAATATCCATGACATAATCATCACCAAATTGAGATAGAATACCAGCAAGCTGATTATCTATATTTACATTAGTAATGGCTGGATTATATTGAAATGGAGCTCCATTAAATTCTACCATACTATTAACTCTCCTTATATAAAAATTTAATTTATAAAAAAGTGCTTGATAAAATAATATTTCATTTTAATAAAAGGATATTTTAAATAGATATTATAATAATGAAACTATGAGATAATTTTATTCAAAAAGGGGAAAATTATGTATAAGATTTTTATGGAGGTTTTTAAAGGAAGAAGGATTTATTTAGACAATCCATATGGAAACAGCTTATGGGAAACGATGAGAATGGCAGAAGTATATAGATCAAAAAATCCTGCACCATTTCTCTTTGTTGAAGATGAAGAAACTGGAGAATTATTCGAGCCTTCAAATGCTTGATATATGAAAGGAGCTATACAATGACACCAGAAGAACGAGAAAAGAATTTCTGGAAAATTAGAAACAGAAATTTAGAAGCAGAAAGAAAAGCTAAAAGGAAGAAAGAAATTACGAAAAAGTTTCAGGATAATATGATATATATTTTTGGAGCTATAATTGTTAGTGTTTTAATTCTATTCTGCTTTGGTATTAAAGCATCTATGGGATCTAAAAATGAAAGTACAACAGTAATAGAAGAAACTACGATCCCTTCTGTTGAAGAATCTAAAAGAACATTTGAAAATACTGTTGTTGCTGAAACTACCATTGTAGAAACTCAGCCTGCACTTCCTAGTGCAAAATATGAAAATATTACTTTTAGTAAAGTAAATGTAAGAGCAGAGAAATCTGTGGATTCAGATATCATTGATACTATTGATCAAAAGATAATGGTTGGTGTTATCAATGATGAGGGTGAATGGATAAAAGTACTTACTCCAAATAATAAAACAGGCTATATTAAGTCTGAATATATTGGAGATATGCTTGGATATAAAAAATATAATGCTGTTCAGGAAAAAGTTTTTACAAATGTAAATGTAAGAACGTCTCCAAAAACATCTCCAGATAATGTAGCTTTTAAACTTTATGCAGGAAAAGATGTTCAAGTAGTAGAAGCTGGAGAAGAATGGACAGAGATTTTGTATCAAGATAAATCATATTATATTGCTAGTAATTATGTAGGCAATGAAAAGGAGTATAAAGATTATCAAGCGAGTATTGATAAAACTCCTTATAATGATTATCTTGTAGAGAAATGGGGATTTAGTAAAGATCTTCAGAAATATACTTATGATCTGTGTAAAGAGTTTTATCCACAAGATCCAGAGCATTATTATGCATTTTTATTAAGTGTAATGCAGCAAGAAAGTGATCTTGGAAGATATAGGTCTCATTATAATTCTAATGGAACTAGAGATCTAGGAATTATGCAAGTTAATTCTTGCAATTGGGCTGATTTAAAAAAGAAAGGTTTAATTAGTTCCTATGATTTAAATAATTTGACCTGTGATGAGCTTCAATATAATGATTACATAAATATTCGTGCAGGAATGGATGAGATGAATATTTGTGTAAATAAATGGGGAATATCTCAGAATGCTTATTACAGTTATAATACAGGCAAGCATAAAACTCAAGGAACAAATAAGGGGTCTAGACTTGTCTGGAATTATTATACAGAATGGTGTAAGAGGCTGGGAATATAATTCTTAGTCTTTTATATAAATTTCCAATCATTTTAAAGCATAAAATAAGGAGGAAACACAATGATGGAAAACATGGAAATGGAACTGAATGTAGCAGAAAAGACAAATGAAGAAGTCGAGCAGGAACTTGATACAAAAGAGTTCAATGAATCTACTGAAGAGCAGCAGATTGTAGAATCAAATGAAAATGTTGAAGAAGAAAAGAAACCAGAGCCCACCGTAACAGAAACTCCGAGCATGATTGAAATTGTTTATCCTCAGCCTCAGAGTTTAAAGAAAGAGAAATCAGATCTTATTGAACCTGATTGCTGTTACTGGGAATGCTGTACAAATGAATTTTGTGATAAGTGCAGCAGAAAATGTAATGGCCGAATCAAAGCAAAGGGCCATAAAGCACAGACAATGGATCAGTCTAAGATGTGCTTGAGACTTGAAGGAGATCCTGATGTGTATTATATTACCAAGAAAGAGTTTGAAAAGCTTCTTACTGGTGATAAAGTAGCATATCTTGAAGTCAAAATTGATCCTAGAGTTGTTAAGGATAATTTTGTTAGAGTCTTCTTTGGTGTCAAGGATGATGAGAAGTAAAAATAACTAGTTATATTCTAACTGATAAAGAAGATAAAATTGCAGTTGGAAGAATGTATAGTAAATTATTATCCGATATGTGATAATAATTTAGATAATTAAAAATTAGGGAGCAGAATAAAATCTGCTCCCTATTTTATTTTTTATTAAAATTCTTTTAAATTATCATCTTCAAACTCTTCTACAGTACCAGAAGATATAAGTTTATCAAATAATTCATTTTCATTAATATCCTCTTCAGCATCTGAGACATTTTCAGTATTATCTATTGGATGTAATTTAGGGTCTCCAGAAGGTTCGTTACCAAAAGTCTTATTATAAGCAATAGCTTCTTTTTCTATTTCTTCTGCTTCTCTAATTCCTTCTTCAAATCTAGAGGAATACATTCTTAATAATTCATTTTCAATTTCAAGAGAATTAAGAGCTTCTTCAAATACATTAAGTTTAGAATTAAGTGTATCAAAATATGGAAATTTATTAATATATGATAATGGATTATCTATTGTTGTATTTGGAATAAATTCTATATTAGATTCATAATCTTTTTTAAACTGAGAGATTAATATATCTTTTACCATTTCATAAAAGATGTCAAAAGAAGCATAATATCCAGAATTAAGAAAATCTTTGATTAATTTAGATTCTCTAATATAAGAAATAATACAAATAATAAAATCTGTTTTATGAGCAATACGAAAAGTATTTTCTTTCATAACTTTTTTTCTAGCTTTATTATATTCTAATTTATGAGTTATTATAATAGAAATTATAACTATAATAAATATTATAATATATAAAATTATTCTAAGATAAGTATCATTCATAATAGGTTTACTCCTATCTTATTATTTATACTATTCAAAACATGTTCTAAATTGATCAGAATCACCAGAATCTATTTGTGATTGAGGAACGGGTCGATTAGTATAAGAATTAATAAAATATATTCCATTTATTATATCTGGTTTATTATCTTTTCCAAGTAATACTTCTTTTTCAGAATGTCCAGATTTAATTCTATTATATAATTTTTCTACATTATGATTTAAAGCCTTTGCCCAGTCTGCTACTGTAAATTTATCATCATTATATTTTATATATTTATTATTTGTTTTATTATTTGCTTGTGTATATTTATCTACAAATCTTATATTTCCTGGTTCGTAATTGCCTAAAGGATCAATTCTATCTATTGTTAATGTATCATCATAACCATGAGATATTGCATATTGATAAAAATTCATAAATCCATCTTTACCAAGCCAATCATCACATATTTTAATATTATTATTTTTATATGTCATATTACCCCGTGAGATATTTTCATGATCACTACATCTATATTTCATATCTCTATACATTTTATTTATTCTTGTTTTAGATAATCCATGTACTGTAGCTGGCTCTTTATCTAATCTATAACATCCACATGTAGTAGTATTTTTATTTATTAAATTCCATTCTACAACTTCTATAGTATTTCCACAATCGCATTTACAAAGCCAGCATTCATGAACTCTTTTATTTTTTATTCCATATATTTTATCATCAACTTGCTTTATTGTAACTAATTTTCCAAATCTCATTCCTGGTTTTAATTTTGGTGTTTTCATAAAATGTCTCCTTAATTTCATTTTTATTTAAAAGTATATAAAATTATAAAAATTTAACAAAATTATAATATTATAAATTATATAAGGAAATTATATTATGGCAATAACATCTAATCCTTCTGTTCCAATACAGGTACATTATGATTATAATACGGATAATCAAAGTTTTTTAAAGATGCATTATTTTTTAAAAGCTAAAGGAATAAAGAATAATGCATTCTTTCTACTTATATATGATACTGGATTGATAGGGGTAAATCCATATGATCCTACACTCACGAGACAGATGAAGCTTAGAATATTAAAAGAGTGCCTAAGTAATTACTGGTACTTCCTTAAGGACGTAGTTAGAATACCTGAGGAAGGTGGAGCTACAGGATCTGGAAAAAGATATCAACTTACAAGAGCTAATCTTGCAATGTCATATATGTTTGTATATAATATAAATCAATTCGTCTGTATAAGCAGACAGCAAGGCAAAACAGTAAGTGCTCTTCTTTGGTATCTTTGGTGTTTTAATTTTGGTACTACTAACTCAAGAATCATGTTTGCTAATAAGAAGCATGATGATTCTAAATCTAATTTACGTACTCTCAAAAATCTTAGATCAGCTCTTCCAGATTATTTACGTATGGAATCAGTTATAGGAAGAGATGGTAAACAAATAAGAGTTCCAAATACAGCAGAAACTCTTCAAAATCCAATTAATAAAAACCTTATATCTACTCTTCCTGGTGCAAGAACTCCTTCTCTTGCAGATGGTGCAGGAAGAGGTGCTACTGTACCTCTTTTATATTTTGATGAGTTTGCTTTCTTGCCATATAATGATATAGTATATACAGCAGCTGCACCTGCTTTCTCTACAGCATCAGAAAATGCTAAGAAGAATGGAGCTCCATATGGGATGCTTATTACTACAACTCCTGGAGATCTTACTACTAAAGAAGGTCAGTTTGCATATAGAATTACAGAAAATGCTACTCAATGGAATGAAGCATATTATGATTATTCTTATGATAAATTAATCGCTCTTATTAAATCTAATACTCAATCTAGTTTTATGAATATAAGATATACTTATCAAATGTTAGGTAAAGGTGCTGAGTATTTTGATAAGATGGCACAGTTGTTTGAAGGAGACTGGGGAAAATTAAGAAGAGAAGTATTAATTGAATGGGCTAAAATGGCTGATAATAGTCCATTTAATAGAGAAGATCTTGAAATGATTGGATCTATGGTTAAAGATGAACCTAAATATACTTTATTCTTTGGTAAAGCTGGACAATTCCAGATGAAATTCTGGGATAGTATACCATTAGGATCTACATACCCACCAATTATTGGAGTTGATGTATCTTCTGGTATACATAAAGATGCTTCTGCAATAACTGTAATTGATTCTGAAACTACAAAAGTTATTGCTACATTTAGAAATAACTTTATTACTATGCCAGAATTAGCTGATGTAATATATCAATTTGTAACTAATTATGCTAAGAATGCAATTGTAAATATCGAGTCAAATGGAGGTTACGGAAGCTCAGTTATTCAAATGCTTCTTAAAACTTCTATAAAGAAAAATCTTTATTATGAAATTAAAGATCGTGCTGATGAAGAAATATTTGATGGTACTTCTGTAAGAAAACGTACTAGAAGAGTAAAATGTTATGGTACGGTATCTTCTAAAACTAAGCGTAATCAGCTTATTGAACTTCTTCATCAAAGAGTACAGCATCATAGAGACAAATTTAATACAAAAGAACTTTATGATGAACTTTGTACAATGGTTGTTAAACCTAATGGAAAAACTGAACATGCTGATGATGCTCATGATGATTTGATATTCTCTTATCTTTGGGCTCTTTATGTATTCTATCATGGAGAAGATCTTGCTACTCGTTTTCATTTAATGAAAACAGAAATATTTACAGATGATCATTATGATGAAACTTCTTATTCTCTTGAAGAAGAGTATATGGAAGGAGAAGATATAGATCCATCTATATTTAGATCTGAAGATCCTTCTACACAAATGGTAGAAGAACAATTAAAGATCTTAAATGCTAGAAAAAATATTACATTCGAAGATCTTTATAAACAACAAGTAATAGATGAAAAGAAAGCTTTAGATAAGATACAAATGACTCCTTATGGTAGAGAAGCTATTAGTAAAGCTTATCATGTACCAATTGATCATTTAGAGAAACAATCTAAGCTAGGATATGTAGATATTATGGATGATATTAATAAAACTTTTTATGGAGAAGATGATAAAGATCCAAATAAAGATCCTAGATTAGTAGGAAACTTATCTGACTTATTTAATAGATTATAATATTAATCCAGAAGAGAGTAATCTCTCTTCTGGATTTTTATCTTTTATTTCAAAAAGATATTATAATATTGAAACTAAAATAGTTTATATTTAAAAGGAGAAAACAATGAAAGAAATTTTAATTGAAGGAAAATTTAATATCGCAAAATGTTTTTGCGTTGATAGTGATATTTATGATATCGATCAGTATGCAAGAGCACAAATTAAAATGATTTGTGATAATGAAATTTTTAAAGATGCACAAATTAGATTAATGCCAGATGTTCATGCTGGTAAAGTAGGTCCTATTGGATTATCAATTGTTTATGATAAAAAACCAGATAAGATTATACCTAATTTAATAGGATCTGATATTGGTTGTGGAATAGCTTTAGTAAAAATTAATAAAAAGAAAATTACTAAAGGGCATTTACAGAAGTTGGATTCTGTAATTAGAGAATATATTCCTTCTGGATCTAATAGACATGATATAGGAAAAAATAGTTTTATGAAGTCTGATATTCATAGATTCTATCATATATGCAATGATCTTCATATATTAGATCTTAATAGAGCATTATCTTATATTGGTACTCTTGGAGGGGGAAATCATTTTATAGAAATTGATAAAGATGATGAAGATAATTACTATATTGCTGTACATACAGGAAGTAGATTTATTGGTCAATGTGTAAATAAATATTTTAAAGATAAAGGCCAGGAGTATTTAAAGAAAAAAGGAATTAATATTCCTTATGAAATGACCTATTTAGAAGAAGATTTATTAGAAGAATATTTAAAATGTACATTTTATTGTAATTCTATTGCATATTTTAATAGATATATAATTGTAAAAAGAATATGTGATAATATGAAATGGATTTTTGATCAGTATGCTGATTATTATGATATTCCTCATAATTATATAGATGAAGATAATTATGGAAATATTTATATAAGAAAAGGATGTATATCTTCTTTTATATATTATGAATGTGATCATAAATATCCAGAAGATATTGTAATTCCTATTAATATGAGAGATGGTATTATTATAGGAAAAGCAAAAGAAAATAAAGATTGGAATTTTTCAGCTCCTCATGGATCTGGAAGAATTATTAAAAGATCTGAGGTTAAAGAATCATACAATCTTCCAATGTTTAAGAAAGAAATGAAAGATGTTTATTCTACATCAATATCTAAAGATACATTAGATGAAGCTCCTTTTGCTTATAGAAATATAGATCTTATTAAAGAAGCAATTGAACCTACAGTAGAAATTACAAAAATTCTTAAGCCTATTTATAATTTTAAAGCAGGAGGAAATGAGTAAATGATATTTAAAATATCAGCAGGGATAAATCCGCCACCAGAATGTACATTAGCAGTAGATTTATTTTATAAATCACTGTATAAAGAATTTAAAGATATTAGATTAATCGATATGAAAGATTCTAGATTTTCAAATTACTACAATTCTATTACTTTTATAAGTGATGATGAAAATATTAGAAATATAGTAGGAACAATAGAATGGATATGTGAAAGTCCTATAAGAAAAGGGCATAAAAGAAAAAATTGGTTTATTACTTTATCAGAAATACCAGAAGTAGAAATTATAAATAAAAATATGGATGATATAAAAATTGAAACATTTAGATCTTCTGGTAATGGAGGGCAAAGTGTAAATACTACTAATTCTGCAGTAAGAATTATACATATTCCAACTGGAATAGTAGTAGAAAATCAAGATGAGAGATCTCAATTTATGAATAAAAAGAGATGCTTAGAAGAATTAAATTATTTACTTAATGAAAAGCAAAAACAAAATAAAGCATTCCAAGAAAATGAATCTTGGAAAATTGGAAATAATGTAATTAGAGGAAATCCAGTAAGAATATATACTGGAAGAGAATTTAAATTAAAGAATAAATTATAATATAATTATATATTATAATTTTGAAATATATTGTATTATTAAAAGGAAATAAAATATTATGGCTATTTTTAATGAAGAATTTATTAAAAGATTTAATGAAAATGATAAAGTATTTATATTTAATGAAGATGCTATTTATAAAAATAATAATGATAAATATTGTATTACTATTGATATTGGATTTGGAAGAGAGTCTGGATTTTTATTAAATCCTTATATAAAATTATATAACGCTTCAGATGTTAAAAAAGCAACAAAAGTTGCCAGAATAGAACTTTTATCTGGAAAATCAATTTCACATGAAGGATTACCTTTACTTAAAATTAATTCTTCTATTATTAAATGGATTGTAAATACATTATCGCTTAATTCTACAAATAAGAAATATTCTAATATGACTGTATATGATGCAATTTGGAGATTTATATACGATACTGCCAATCAATATAATCTTGAACATGCAAGCAAACCAGATATTAATGATTTTATAAATAATTTAAAGAGGAATAATTGAATGATAGATATACATTATGAAAGAAAATATCATTGTGATACAAATTCATCTATAATATATAGGGATGGTAATGTTATTGCACCTTATGCTGTAATACATAATATGCCAAATAATATTGAATGTTTTTATATTCCATTTATAAATGAACCCAATGAAGATGATGATATTTTCGGATATTATATTTCTATGTATAAACCAGAATATGTAATAGATACAAAAAATAAATTAACAAAAGATATGAAAGAATCTCTTATGAGAATTCTTAATAATGGTGGATGGAAAAAATTAATTGAAGCATTTGAAGAAGAATGTGGAAATAATTGTTCAGCAACTACTAAAGAATGTAGACATAAATTTAGAAAATTTCCAAAAGAACCACCAAATTATTTATTATTACCAGAAAATTAAAATTACCCCAGAGGAGAATAATTCTCCTCTGGGTATTGCTTTATTTTATTTTTTAATATTCTTTATTAGGATCAATAAATATTATATTATGATAATCACAATTCTTTGGATCTCCATCTATATTAACTGCTTTGTAACCTCTCTCTAAATAGTCATATGCATTAGCTATATAACTACAAGCTACTAAGTCTTTAATATAGAACCTTTTCTTTGGAAAAATAATATCATCTTCTTCTTTTTTACATAATAAATTTACAGATGGATATTTATCAATGAAATCCCATTTAAGATATTGATCATCCATAATACAATATATTTGACCAGTTTTTGAAACACTGTAAATAGAAGGAAAAATCTCTGGATGATAATTAATCCTTTTTACAGTATCTACTTCATGACTAATATGCCCTCTTACAAAAGTCATATTATTATTTAAATCATAATAACTTTCATCTTTATGGATATCCATAATTACTTCAATCCAAAAGCTTTCATAGTATCAATCTCAGTTAATTGAACTGTACTATCATGGAAAGCTTTCATAGATTTATTTTTATAAATAGAGAATACTTGCATCAAAGTAAGTCCTACATTTTTAATTCCTAATTTATAATAGAAATTACCAGCACAAGCATTACAAGGCTTTTCATGAGGGCAAAGAAAAGCCATTCTCATCTTTACCTTCTTTCCCATATACTTTTCAGCATTTTGAGAATTAAGTTCTGTAAGTTTTCCATTAGGACCAATTATATTATTATAGATATATCTATTAAGATTCTTTTTGGTAATAGTATCTTCAATATATCTATCAGTACCACAATCAGTCCCAGGTTCATCAAGAATAATATCTTGGAATGCAGATGTAGCAAGATTCTCTAGATATCCACCATGCTCAGTTTTTTTACCACGAGAATATGCTCCTTCAATACCAGAGTTAGAATATAACCCATATTCTTCCCTCTTAATTCCGTCCATATAATTAGAGGTAGCAATTCTATATTCTTGCTTAGAATCTGGATTAGGATCTCTAGTAGCACCTTTCCATACAAACATATTCTTGAAGTTATTATTAATATTACTTCTTGCACCAGATAAGAAAGTATCTAATGCTGGATCATCTTTAAGAGTATCAAGAGCATATTTTAATAATTCTTTCTCTATCTGCTCAGCAATAACTGTGTCTCCAGCATCAAGTTCTTTCTTATACTTTTTAATTAATTCTTCTTTTCTTTTATCTACTATTTTGGTTAATGTAAGAATAGATTCATTATAATTAGGAGCTAATACAGTAACAAATTGCATAGCTAATTGAGTTTTCATTAAATATCTTTTTAGAGCATCAACCTCAATTCTATCTTCCATTAATGCATAAGATAATTCTTGATTCATATCATCTAATTGATCACCATTAATAGTCTTATTTACATAACCAAATAGATTAAACAAATCTGGCTCAATCATCCATTTATTAAAAATCCAAAGTCCTACAGTAGTAGTAAAAGTATTTTTATTTTTCTTTCCTTCTGGACCATATTTACCAGCAGGAATATCAATTAAATCATAGGGGTTGCATTTAGCAACCCCATCAAATTCGCCAAAAAGATCATAGATAAAAGATGATGTAATATCCTTTTCTTGAATATTAATTAAAGTATTCTTTAATTCTCCATCTGTAATCTTTTTTGATATCCTTTTAGCCATATACTATCCACCTCCAAAGTATTAGAAGTAGATATGATATGTAATATCAATTCCCTTAGTAAGATCAATAAGAGCTTCATTAGGAATATTAAGCTGAGTAAGAGGAATAATACCCTGATACCATCTATATCCAGAAATTTCATTATACCATGCAGTAAGAATAGAAATAGAGTTAATTCTTGCATCATTAATAGAGGAAGTTGCTCTGAAATAATCTCTAAAATCATCCTTAGTAATTCTAAGCATAAACTCTACAAAAGTCTCTGCATCAGAAGTATTCTGAGAATCATACAGAGTAGCATCAATAATAGTACCATCTGTATATCTCATATACATTACAGGATCAGATTCAAAAGCTTTAAAATAATAAGCAATACGTTCACCATTAATGGTTTTTCTACCAAAATATTTTTCTCTAAGAGCATCAGAAAGATCATTCTGAATTAATTGATATCTAAAGGGAACAAGATCTCCAGATGGCTTAATTCTATTAGTATACTGTACAGGATAAACCTGAGAGTTTTCTGCACCACATCCCTGAGTTCCACAACAGAAAAGGCATGCCTTAGGAGTATTAATAGGAGTAGCTTCAGCTTCTGCAGAATTTTCAAGTTCAAGAGACTCATTATAGGTAGGAAGATGAACTAATTCATCAAGATCAAATACTTTCTGAGCCACAAACTGAGAACCTGCAATAACTACTTTATTATGAAGAGTAAGGATAGGCTCTCCAGTATCAATATTTTTGAAGATTACCTCACCTTTAAGCCATGTCTTCTTAAAATTTGCATCATCATTCGACTTTGCAGAATCGAATAATGTAATATTTTTATTAGGCATTATAATTACCCTCCTATAATGTGTTAACTAATTAATTTGATGTTCAGCCTATATGATATTATGCATCTATAAATTCATGAGCAGGAAACTCTTGAGTTATTATTCTATAATAATTATCAATAGGTCTATAAAGCTGCTCATTTAGTTTAATTGTCTGAGCAGATCCCATTATACCATCTCTGAAATTAATAGAATAATCAAGCTTTAACTTTGATATTTTTTCTATAGCATCTTTAATTCTAGTAGTATAATGATATCTCATCTCAGGTTCAAAAATAATTTCTCCACAATAAGGACAAACTGAAGTAGATTCTTCTACTTCTTTACCGCAATGAGGACAAAAATATTTAGTACAACAAATTTCTCCATCATCTATCGTAATAGTAACAAGTATATTTGCAAGATCAGTAATCCATTCATTAATATATTCATTGAGAGCTTTAGTTTCAGTCATTTCTGCAATTTCTTCATGAGGTTCAATTTTATCAAATTCATATAATGTAACTAGCATATTTAAAATTGCATCTACTGCATAAATTTCAAGCTCTTTTATATAATGATTATCTGGATTAAATATATCATCACTTAATTCAAAAGTACTTGCTCTTTCTGCATAATCTCTAATTGCTTTATTAAATTGAGAATAATTGTCATATGTAATAGGAACTTTATTTTCCATACCACAATTTGGACATACTGTATCTGAAGCAGAAAGCTCAGCTCCACACTGAGGACAATAATATGTAAAGGTATGTTTCTTTCCAGGATCTTCTAATCCATTTCTATTATTTTCATAATATTCAAAATAGTTTTTCTTTAACCACCAATCCATACTCATCCAGAGTTTATCAATAAGCTTAGCCTTTTCTTCATGAGAAAGTTCTATATTAGATTTAGCAATGTAATCTTCTATTTTAATTATTTCAGCTTTATCAAATAAATATTTAATAAGAATCCAATCTATTAATTGTATATATTGATCAAATTTATCATCTATTACATACATAATGGAAGATTCATGAGTAAATATTTTAAAAGATTTAAAGAAATCAATTACTTCTTCAATATAAGATTTAACAAATTCTAATGATACAGAAGGAAGACCAGAGAATACATCATCCATATATACCTCAGTCTTATCTTCATCTACATAATCTTTAATATATCCAATAATTTGTTGAATAGCATTTATACAAGTTTCTTGTCTCTTATCTTCATCTGTAATAGCTGCAGTTTGAACTAAGAATCTATATACATTAGCATCTTTATATCTCATAAATTCTGTATATGTAGTAGCCATCTGAGCAGTTTCATTAAGTGAAACTAATTCTTCCCCATCAAAGATATAAAGATCAAATTTATGAGTATTATCAAAATCATCTCTCATTTCAAAATATAAAGTTTCTTCGTTACAAGTAGAGAGTAAGCATTTCATATCATATTCATATACTTCTGGATTTTGATAATTCTCTGGTCTTGGAATATTAATAAATTTTGTAGTATATCCATCAGATTTGTATTGATCTACAATATCATTATCTCCTACAAGGAAATATTCCATATTTCTATTCATAATAAATAAAGTTTTATATAAATATCTATATGCATCATAAACTTCTTTACTAGGAGGATTAGCCATTACCTCTAATACATGTCTATAGATATTTCTATTATTAAGGAATATTTCTCTTAATTCTTCAAAACTATAAATTTTATTATCATCAGGAATAGTAAATCCAAGTCTTTCATCTGGTAATACATCATGGCCATATGAAAGCTCATCTAATGTAAGCCCTCTATGATGCTCATGTAAATATTCTGCTATTGTAGCAAAATCTGCTTCCATATTAAATCCAAGGATTTCTGCTATCTTTGATCTACTATCAAGAATAGTATCTTCTACACCATAGTAGATATATCCAAGAGCATAAAGTGCAATAATTGCATTTACTAATTCTACTTTCTTTGTAGTTGAAATATTAGGTAAATCGATTCTAAGAGAAGATTTATCTACCTTATTATACATAAGAATATTCATAAAATAAACTAAGCTAAAATTTCTTTGAGCTAAATCTATTACGGCTTCTATAGTATAATATTTAGATCTTAATATAGTAAAATCGAGATCTTTAACTCCAGATTTTACAGTATCATATTGTTTATCTCCTACCCAATATGCATCTGGATTAGTAATTTCATCATATTCTACTAAGTTTTGATCTTTTCTTACATAATTATCATATAAAGGATCTAATAATGGAACTTTAATAAATTTTAAATCATAATTTTCATCATTATCTGAAACTATATCTCTATATCCTTCTTCATCTGTAACAATTTTTGTATTATCATAATAATCAAGGTCGTCTGGATTTGTAACATTTCTATCTTTTAAAATATAATATTTAAAAGCATTAATATTTCTAAATCCAAATAATGAAATAATATCAACTATGCATTTATCAGTAGATTTAAATTTAATTAGTTTATTAAGATTTTTTACAAGTGCAATTTGATATCTTAATGGAATATCTCTAAAATATTTAACTCCATTAGACTCAAAAATATATTTACAAGTTCTAGTATCAAATACATCTCTTCTAATCAAATATTCTGGTAATTCTACAATCATATCAATAATTGTCTGAATTACCAAAAATACCATCATAAAATTATCATAATAATCAGATTTATACTTATATGCTTCAGAATATACTGTATAAAGAAGATATAATCTATTAGCTTCTAAAAGATCTTTATATCTAGCTCTTACTTCTACAGAGTCACAAGAAGGACAATATAACATAGCAAATTTATCTGCTACTCTTGCATCATAATAGTCAATCTGTTTATCTCCCATATGAAGTAAATATAATACATCATCTTTTTTAAGATTATTAGCAAGAAGCCAGTCTTCATTTTCTACAATATTTTCAAGAGTACCATTTGTATCAAGTAAAAGTTGTTTAGATAATGGTAATTCATGAATTAGCTGATAATCTGAAATTACATTTCCATATCTATCAGTCTCTTCTTTATATATAGTAGAAATATGATCTATTGATGTTGGAGTTTCTTCATCAATATATTCAGCATCTATCCATAACCCTTCCCAGATTCCAGATTCATCATAATTAGGATCTCCATGAAGCATTCTATAATAATTATTATATTCTACATAATTATTTTCAAATGATTCTTTTGCTATATTTAAAAGCTGAGTTCTAATATCTCCTTCTGGAATTTCATCATTATGTTGAGCATAATAAGTAATCTCTTCTTCTGTAAGTCCAGATATCTGTCTAAGAATACTTTCATCATATTTAAAATATTCAAATCTAGTATATCCATGCTTTATAGCAATAAGTACATCTCCAGCTTGTATCGATTCTAATGTTTCTGCATTATTAGCTTTATCCATATCTTTTAATATGGTTCCAGTAGCTAATTGTCTAGCATTAAATACTATTTCATCTAGTAATGGATTTTCAGTAAATACTTTACTGGATAAAGTTACTTTTTCCATTTATTCCTCCATTAATAGGTCTATTACATAGATGTCAATTATAATTAATCTTTCTAGATACTAGTTTTGCTTTAAGAATAAGATCTCTATATGTAAAACTTCCATTATCTGTAGTAATAACTTTTGGATATAATTCATCTATCGTAATAACAATATTCTTAAGCTCTCCACTAGGAGTAGTAATATCAATACTATATTTATCTCCTTTATTACAATAAAAATCTCTAAAAATTTTTGCTTTAATTATATCAATAGGAACTTCAAATAAACTATCATAAGATATTTTATTATATACCCATTTTTTAATAATTTCTTTAATATTATTATCAGATGTATTATAATACTTTGCAATATCATGAATAGTATATGCACTATTTAAATAGATATTAATTACATCAGAAGCATTCATAGATGATTTATGATTTATAAATTCTTGCATTTTCTTTTCCTTTTCAGATCTTTCTCTATTACCAATAAGATTTTTAATATAATTTCTAATTACAGAAATAGTTCTACCTGTTGAATGAGAAATATCTGTAAGATCTTTTCCAGATTTATATGCTTCTTTAAAATAACAAATCTCATCTTCTGTAACAGGAATTTTACTGTCATATTTCATAACTAGATATTTTTTAATAATATCAAGATCTATATTAGTTATATTTTGAATCTGCTCCATAGAATAACCAAGATCATATAGATTAATAATATTACCAATATCCCTTTCAGTAAAATTCTTTGTTTTATAAGTTGGCATTTTTATTTTCTCCTATATTAAAAATATATCAATAATGCTTTATTTTGAAGTGGTAAAAGTAGAAAATATTTACTTTCTAATAATTATAAAAGAAGGTATTATATATGAATGAGTTAACTAATTTATCAGATACAAAAATAGCTGATAAAAATGATATCGATATTTATTTAGCTAAAGAATTTATAAATCCAGGAATTCCAATAGCTACTATGTATTCATCTACTGCACAATATCCTTTACAATTTTATCAAACAAGAGAATCTTTAATGGATGTAGAAGTATATAAAAGATTTATAGATAATTGTATTCATAGATTTAGAAAATCTAGAGCATATAAAGGATATAAAGCATATTTAATGAGTATGGGTTTAGATAGATGTCAAATTAATGGTAATATTCAAGATGGTATGGCTGATATAGAAATACATCATAATTTTCTTACTATATATGATATTACTATTCTTATATCTCAGCATATATTAAACACTGTAGGAAGATGTACTACCTTTGATATTATAAATTTACTTATACAAGAGCATAGAGATAACCATATTCCTATAGTAATGCTATCAGAAACAGCACATCAGCTATATCATGCAAATCCAGAGATGTATATACCAATAAGTTTAACCTTCGGAAATTGGCCGATGCTATTGTTAAAATATAGATATGGAATAACTATAGATATTGCATATAAAGTGATAAGATATATAGAAAATTGTCAAAAAAATAATGAGCTTAATGATTTACCATATTATCAACTTTCGAATACTATAAAATCGTGGGGAGATTATAATGAATACAACTATTATCACAGTAATTATATTGGGAATGATAATCTTGTTAATTGGTCAGATGGGTATATTGATAATAATTTCTATGAGGTTAATACACTTACCAAAATTGATCAACCAGATCTCAGAAATAATCAAGGACAGGGACAGATTTATACAGAAGAGCAATTATTCGGTACAGGATTCTAGAGCTTTAATGGAATATTTAGTACAGCAAGCATTATTAGAATGGCAGGTATATAATATAGATCCTGAAACTGAAAATTATATGAATGAACAAAATATTGAATATGCTATTCAATATATAATGAAAAAAATAATAATGGAGATGACAGATAGTACTAAATTGAAACTATCTGTAGGATATCCATTTGAAACGGATGAAGAGATGCTAGAGAGTATAAAAAATAGAGCTAAATTAGAAGTATTAAATTATTCAATTAGACAAAATGGAGATGCTGATAATGCTAATTTAGGATTAAGAAATATTAATACATTTTAAATAAAAAATAATGAAGGGCCAAAAACTGACCCTTCATTATTTTATTTTAAATTATTTAATTCATCTTTCAGTTCAAATATAAATAAAGCTGTTCCATCCCTATCAATACGCATTGTTGCCTTTAAGAAATTAGTAGGAATATCAAATTTCTTAAAAGATCTATCATTCTTTAATCTTATAAGAGCAATTTCAAATAATCTTCTACTATTTTCTTTTATCCATTTATTTCTTTTTTCAATATCGAAATTACAATAGCAGACATTAATAGGAACATAAATGAAATCAAAAGTATTTTGGTTTGCATTTTCTGGGTCTCTATGAATCACTATTTTTCCTGGGTTTATTTTATAAAGAAAATTTAAAGTATCTGAGTCCATTTCTAAAAGATCAAAAATATCAATTTTAAGTTTTTTAGATGTAGTCTGAAGATATCCAAGCTTATTAGGATCAATATCGTTATGCATTGCTAATTTCATCTTTGCTTCAAATTGCTTAATAGAAATATTTTCATTTAAATAAGTTTTTGCTCTCCATTTAAAATATTTATCAATAATATCAAAAGTACCTTCACATAAACCCATCTTTTTAAATGCATATTTTCTATTAATTTCTAAGCCATTATTAATATCACTTATATATTTATTTACTTCATTTTTTATTTCTTTATTAGTAGAAATTCCCTTAGGCTTAGGAAATTTAATAATAGTATCTTTTCTCTTAAGTTCATTTGTTTCTTCATCATAGCAATAGCTATATCCTTTACACTTAATTTCAGCATCATTATAATTACAATGCATTATTTCATTAGTAATAACAAATATTATATTATTCATCCTCTTCTCCTTTTATAAAACTATGAACAGACCAATCTATTCATCTATATTTTCATTATTATAATTACTAATTGAAAAAAATAAAAATTAAAAAAGAGAAGAGGATTAAAAAAATATAAATGCATTTTAAAAAATATATTGAGGTAAGCAAAATGCTTACCTCAATATTAATTATAATAATTTTGTATTGGTATTAAAATAGTTATTAAAAATTGAAACAATATTATTATATTTTATTTTTCCAATACCTTTAATTTTTAGTAATTCGTTTGGTTTTTCTTTAATAATATTATATAAATCTTCAATGGTACGTATTTTTTCATTATGAAGATTTTTATATATATTTATATCAAGCCCATATTCATATACCATAAGAGAAAGTGGAGATTTTAAAATTTCCATTTTCTCACAATCATCTAATTCTAAAAAATGAGATCTTTTATATCTTTCTACACTTAATCCATTTTTTAAATATCTGAGAGTATGATTATATCTTAATTTTCTCCTAACCTTAGCAAATGCTATTTTAGCTCTTTCTTGACTACCAGAATCAAATAATTCTTTAGCAATTTTAAAATAAGATTTTTCTTCTACAAACTTAAGATACAAAAGTTTTCGTTCTCTTTCAGAAAGAATATTGAGCATAACTTCTAGGCCCATAATATTATCATATCCAATTTTATAAAAAAATTCAGAATCATCAATATCAATAATATATGATATTAAATTAAATGGATACATCATATTTTTTACCTCCAGTAATTATGTTATTTTTTACTTCATTATTATAATATCTTTTTATTAAAAGATAAAATTAAAAAGAAGAGAAGAGGATGATCCTCTTCTCTCTTTTTTTATTTATAAATATCAGATAATATTAATTTAGGATTAAGAAATATTAATTCATTATTTTTCTTTTTAAGATCGAGACGAATGTCTCTCATCGGCTTCCAATTAAATTTTGGATTAGCATAAATAGATACGTCTACTCCATCTCTAAGGCCATAACGGATTTCTCTCATCTGAAGAGAATTAAATTTTGGATCAGCATAAATAGATATATCTACTCCATCTCTAAGACCATAACGGATTTCTCTCATCTGAAGAGAATTAAATTTTGGATCAGCATAAATAGATATATCTAATTTATCATAAAGACCACAACGAATATTACACATTTGACCAGCATCAAACTTTGAATCAGCATAAATAGATACATCTACTCCATCTTTAAGGCCACGATGAATTTCTCCCATCTGATCGGCATCAAATTTAGGATCAGCATAAATAGATACATCTACTCCATCTCTAAGGCCAAGACGGATTTCTCTCATCTGAAGAGAATTAAATTTAGGATCAGCATAAATAGATACATCTACTTCATGTATAAGACCAAGATGAATTTCTCCCATCTGATCGGCATCAAATTTAGGATCAGCATAAATAGATACGTCTACTCCATGTATAAGACCAAGATAAATTTCTTCCATCTGGTCAGCATCAAATTTGGGATCAGCATAAATAGGTATATCTAATCCAGCCATAAGATCAAGACGAATGCTTCTCATCTGATTCCAATCAAATTTGGGATCAGCATAAATAGATACATCTACTTCATGTATAAGACCAAGATAAATTTCTTCCATCTGGTCAGCATCAAATTTGGGATCAGCATAAATAGATACGTCTACTCCATGTATAAGACCATAATAAATTTCTCTCATCTGAGAAGAATCAAATTTAGGATCAGCATAAATAGATACATCTACTTCATGTTCAAGACCATGACGAATATGCCGCATCTGGTCAGCATCAAATTTGGGATTAGCATAAATAGATACATCTACTCCAGTCATAAGACCATAATAAATTTCTCTCATCTGAGAAGAATCAAATTTAGGATCAGCATAAATAGATACATCCAATTCATCTCTAAGGCCACGATAAATCATATCCCTTTGATTACAATCAAATTGTTCAATATTAAGATTTAAATTATTCATATTTACCTCCTTAAATAAATATTATCTTTTATTTCATTATTATATTTACTAATTGAAATATTTTAATTTTTAAAAGATAAAATTAAAAAAAGAGAAGAGGATTATCCTCTTCTCTTCTTTTGTCTATAAATATCAGATATTATACCTACTAAATTTCTCATTATACTTAAATTCCTATTTATGTCTACAGCATATTTCATATCTTCAGATATATCTGGAACTTGTACAAACTGCATAAATGTAGGAATAATATACATAGAAAAGGAATCAAAGTTTCTATAATACTCTTTTTCTAATTCTCTATTTATAAATTTACTATACATCATAGAAACATAACTCATAGTTTCATCTATAGATTCTCTTTGTAATCTTCTACAAACTTCACAAATTAAATCTAGCATTCCATTTTGATGTAATAATAAATTATTATCTCCTATACCTTTTACATCTATATTTATATTATATCCATTATTATCAATAGAATCAGAATAATATATTTCTAATTCTTGTAATTGAAGAAATATATTATATT